GGGCAGCACCAGATACTAGTGTTGTGGGAATACAAGGTAGTCTAGTATTAGACGGTACGATGAGCGCCACTACAATAAAATCAGGAACTATTACAGGTGACCTCATAGCAGGTACTACTATTACAGGCACTAATATTGATGGTGGTACTATCACAGGAAATAAAATAAGCGCTACAACTAAAATTGTTGCAGGTACAGGTAATAATGTTGGTGTCCTGTCAGGTGTTCCTGCTTCTTGTTCTGATGGCGTTTCAACAACTGAAGCCGCTTGTATTGCAGCGGGTGCTGTTTGGGATGATTATCGCATTTATGCTGGTCATGCTACTCCTGCTTCAGCTCCTTTTAGAGTTAAGCAAGATGGTACAGTAATTATTGAGAAGAGTACAAGCACTGGAAAGATGGTAATAGAAGGTGATGTGATTAAGGTCTACACTACCGCTGGAGGAGTGGATACTCTAAGAGTTAAGTTAGGTAACCTAGCATGAGTTATGGTTTAGAAATCTTTAAGAGTGGTGATGACTCCTGTGTAGGCCCGACATCTAATGTGTGTGTAAAAGACGGTGTGCACTTAACTGCGCACACTAATGCAGTATCTTGTATTAACACTGGTGCAGGTGATTGGGTAGCCCCATTCAACACAGCATCTTGTGCGTTTGTGGGGGGCACTTGGTCAAGCCCTTTAGTTTACTCGTCTAATGATGTTACATGGAATCAGGTAGATAGTTTTGTAGCTAGCGCTGGGGTCACGGTTAGTAAAAACTATTCTTCATTAACTGCTGAAGGGGTAACTGAGTTTATAACAGTACAATTTATGGTACATACCTTGCAACCTGACACTGCAGCAAAGACACACACAGTAGCAGTGTCGGGTACTAGTGTTACAGCTACTCCCGCAGGAACACAACACACGTATAGTGACACTTATGTGGTGGTGTTAGGAAGATGAGTTACGGTTTCAGTGCAAAAAATAATAATAACCAAGTACTTATAAGCAGTGAGATGCAGAACTACCATTTGCATTCTAAACTCACAACTATAGACAGTGTACTGGGATATCATGATTCATATGGCGGTATGTGGAATTACCGCTTCATAGTAACCATCGGGTCAGACAATCCTCCTATGGTATTTATAGAGCCTCAGTGTGAACAGATACAGGCTATGCTCGGTATGGATGTAATACAGGATTTGGGTGGTGGCAACAAAAAGTGGGCGATTGATGTAGCTGTTGCAGGAACAACTTCAAGTTCTGCTGCGCACCCACACTTACATATTTTTACTAAACCGGGTGCTATCACCAACCCTTCTGGGCAGGACTGGGGTTTGCAGGTATTTAATAGCAATAATGATGTGGCGTTTGATAGTAGGAAAGCCCCCTTAGTAATTTTAGGGGGTGGTACAATAACCCCCCCGTCCACTATTATCACAAGTTCACAGAACTTAAATCCAAATCCTAACCACTGGGTTGAGAAAAGTTTAAATGGTTTATCTTCTTCAGATATTATGTTCTGCGCACCTTCACTGGCCCAGGCAGAACGTGAATACACAACAACACAACACTCGGATTCTTGTACAGGTTTAGACGTATGTGGCGCATGTCTTGGTTGGGAAGAAGTGTGGGACCGATCAGATACTTGGTGGGCGTTTTATCGAAACGGCTTTCAAGTTAAAGATAATAAATTTAAATCAGGGTGGTTAACCTTTAATGTCGGACATCTCTTCCATGAATCAGAATCGGATAGTTTCATAGGTATTAGGTTCGATGGTGGTAGTGGTAGTGGTGGACAACAGGCTATTAACAACGGGCAAATAAATATGAACAACAACGCGTATTTGTTCTCTAAACCGAGCCTATACTCATGATTGATTTAATACAGACTACCTTTACAATTAAAGATAATATTGCTACAGTAAGTGTAGTTAATATTGTGCAATTAGACGCTACCAATAAATTTAAAACTACTAATACACATTTAGTAGAAATACCTGAAGGGGTGAAGCCAACACGTGAGTACATACTAGGATACCTATATGCCAACAAATAGAGAACTAATTGAACGGATGATGCAAGATTATGAGAGTAAAACTTTACTTTACCCCCCATTCACATCGTCTAAACTAAGACGAGGACATAAGGGCTTCCTAGGTGCCTTATTTTGTGCTGTAGGGCTGTTTACTAATCATCACAGGATAAGACGTAGTTCTGCGGATAAGTTTTTTAGAGAAGGTATGAAAGCGTACATTGATGGGTACAGGCGCGTGTTACGGGGTGAGAATAAGCCTTGGGTAGTCAGTAGTAGTTTTGACTCTGAATATGTGGAAAACATTACAGGCGGTGTTTTTAAAATAGCCCGTATTGCAGAATCGGCCACATTGCCAGTATTAGTAGTAGTAGACTTCACGCCAGACAGCAAAGTGCTCAGTTATTACACTGAAGAGACTGAGTCTATCTTTAGGTTTGACAGTTTATTTGGCTTGTACGACCCAGCTGAGGATATGTTGTATTTTTTTGTTGAACCTTATAATTTTGAAATCCCCGCCAATGACCCCACTATTAATAAGATATCACTATATGAGCTAATTCTTACTGACAAAGGTAAAAGTTATGCAGAGTAAAGACCCTCACGGTGAATTCAGCTTTGCTGGTGTATCGATATACCCACTAACCTTTACCGATTTTTGGGTAAACCCCACAAATGGGGAAACTAAAAGGTCTGAAGAGATTAACTGGATAAATATTAATTGTAGACCTATTGACTTACAAAGATTTGTTATAATTGATGGGGAATTACAGGATTATCGTGATGTAGTAAACATTAGACAAGTAAACGCAATACCGTTATTTCACACCTAGGGAGGGTACGATGACATTAGAGGAAACACTAAACATATTAAATAACGCAGTCACAGCATCTGTAATGGATGCCACTGAGTATACTCTGTGTACCAAAAGCACAGATACATTAAAAGACATCGGGTTGGATAGTTTAGACTGGAGTATTGTATTAATTTACATAGAAGATGAAGTATTATTGAGCGAAGAAGTCATTACTGAATTAGGTGAAATAATAAATACTGGAGGGACTGTTCAAGAAATGATGGAGTTCTTCAATAGTCATGGATTATAGTGTTCTTATTAGTTAAGACACTACATGTATTTTCAATAGCGATGTTCCTAGGTAATATGTTAGTTACAAATACCTGGAAAGGTAGGAGCAAGCATTGCACTGTAGCAGTACGCACTTACACCAATAAACTAACTAGACGTACAGATTCTATCTTCGTAGAGTTCTATGGTCTATTGTCTCTGGCTTCTGGACTACTACTAGTGTATTTGCACCCGGTGTATACCTACACAACTACATTCATTATGTGGGCGCTTATACTTTGGACGTTATCCCTAGTGTTCTGGGGGGTATCAATTCCGTATCTGCGTAAACAGCACATTGATTTAGTTATGAACAAAGGCGAGAAGTACAACTATTATGATCGTAGATGGTGGTGGTGGGGACTAGCTGCAACTATCGCGGATGTAGCTATTTTGCCTTTAATGATATGGAAACCCTTATGAATATTTCGTTAATAGACTCAGTGTCTACACAAGAACTGACAGCCTTACATTCCGTTAGCTACCCGTCTAACGCCCATGCTGTTGTTACGACAGCACACCCTAAGATTCAATCAGGATACGCAATTATTGCGCACCTATTAATTGATCAACTTGTAGCCAGGAATAAAGAGGTACTACAATCAGAAGCTTCTACAGGCAAATCGGGGTTAATATTAGCAAGTGGAAATACCTACTGGTCAGGTTATGATTTAAATCGGAAGCGCCCTGCTAATTTTCCAGTACTTAAACCTCTAGCCTTGGCAACAACTAATATATACGCAGGCAGAGTTGCTCAACATATTGGTTATACAGATTATGTCTCTACGGATAGCACATCATGTGTATGCGCATATAACGCCACTTTTTTAGCTAAAGCGTTATTAGATTCTAATACGTTAGATAGGGTGTTAATAATCGCTGTAGAGGATGCCACAAGCGGTGATACTATTGAGTTCTTCAGTAAGTATGGTGGTAATATCAGTTTAGCTGATGAAGAAGCTGGAAAGTTACCTAGTGCGTTTGATGGCACTAACACAGGCTTTAGGGTGGGCAATGGTGCAGGGATGTTCTTGTTAGATAACAAAGACAATGGTATTGCACAAATTGACCAAGTATCTATGGCTGCTGAGAAGTGGAGTAGCCCTATAGGGCAAGACCCTGCAGGGACAGGTTATCTTAAAGCGCTATCACGTATTGATACAAAAGGTGTGCGTATCATTAAAACACATGGTACAGGTACCCCAAGTAATAATATTGCTGAGAAGGTAGCTATTGAGAGTACCTTTGACGATTTCATAGCTACATCTTATAAGCCCCTGATAGGTCATACTATGGGCGCTAACGGGGCTATCGAACTAGACTTATTAGTCAAGGACTTGCATAGGGGTGTGCTCACAGGTATACACAACCGTACAGTAAAAGACACACGATTCATCTCTGAAGATACTAAGATAAAAGATAAAACAGCTATATGTTTAGGTAGTAGTATGGGGAATGGTTACGCAGCGTTAAAAGTATCTATTTAACATATAGGTAAGCAGGTTAAAAATTATGATAAAATCACGAAAAAGCCTTTGTACCCCCAGAATATGATAGGATACGCACTATGAAGAATAATATATCAGATTTAGATATTGATGCGACTGAACTAGATACTTTAGTTGATTGGGAAAACCCACCTAAAATTGAAGACCTGAAGCAAGACTTAACAGAAGCACAGTCTGCTCATTCAGATCATATCATCGATGTTGAGAACTGGTTAGATGCTCTAAACGGCAAACAGAAGCTTAGCACTAAACCTGGTCGTTCTAAGATTGTTCCTAAACTTATTCGTAAGCAAGCTGAGTGGCGTTACGCTGCATTAAGTGAACCTTTCCTATCTACCGATGACTTGTTCAATACAGCACCGGCTACCTTCGAAGATAAGAAGGCTGCTGAGCAGAATGGTCAAGTACTTAACTACCAAATTAACTGCAAGATTGATAAGACTAAGTTTATCGATGAATACGTACGTACATGTGTGGATGAAGGTACATCTATTATTAAGTTAGGTTGGGACTACAAAGAGGAGACTGTTGAAGTTGAAGTACCTGACTTTGATTTCCAACCTACACAAGAAGCAAACCAAGTACACCAACAGTTACATGCAATGATGCAAGAAGACCCTGAGAGATTTCAACAAGAAATCCCACCAGAGATGCAACAAGCACATGAAATGTCTATGCAAGGTGGTACAGCAGTTATGCCTGTACAGGTCGGGTCTCATACTGAGGAACAAGTTAAGGTTATTAAGAACCAGCCTACTATTGAAGTGTGTAACTACGCAAACGTAATAGTTGACCCTACATGTGAAGGTGACATAGATACCGCTGAGTTTATAATCTATAGCTTTGAGACATCAATGTCTCAGCTAAAGAAAGATGGTAGATATAAGAACCTAGACGCAGTCAGCTTAGATAGTGGTAGTGTGCTGTCAACTCCAGATCACTCTGTTGATGATGACTCTAGCTTTACTTTCAAGGACAAACCACGTAAGAAGATTGTAGGATATGAATACTGGGGATTCTGGGATATCAACGGTACAGGTGAAGTAGAACCTTTCGTAGCTACCTGGGTAGGTGACACTCTGATTAGATTAGAAGAGAATCCGTTCCCTGACAAGAAGTTACCATTTGTAATCGTACAGTACTTACCTAAGCGTAAGGCCGTGTATGGTGAACCTGATGGGTTACTGATTGAAGACAACCAGAAGATTATCGGAGCTGTAACTAGAGGTATGATTGATGTTATCGGTCGTAGTGCTAACGGACAGATGGGTACACGTAAGGATGCATTAGACGTTTCTAACTACCGTAAGTTTGAACGTGGTGAAGACTTTAAGTTCAACTCTAACGTAGACCCTAGACAAGCTTTCCATATGGAGACTTACCCAGAGATTCCTGGTAGTGCACTAAATATGCTTACGTTACAAAATAACGAAGCTGAGTCGCTTACAGGAGTTAAAGCATTTAGTTCAGGTATCACAGGACAAGCATTAGGTACAACTGCTACAGGTATTAGGTCAGCACTAGATGCTACATCTAAACGTGAGTTAGGTATCCTTAGACGTCTAGCTAATGGTATTAACCAGATGGGGCGTAAGATTATATCTATGAACGCTGAGTTCTTAGGTGATGAAGAAATCATCAGAGTAACTAATGAAGAGTTTGTAGCTATCAACCGTGAAGACTTAGGTGGTATGTATGACATTAAACTAAACATATCTACAGCAGAAGCTGACACTGAGAAAGCTCAGGAGTTATCATTCATGCTTCAGACTATGGGTAACAACATGCCTCCAGAGATGTCACAGATGGTACTAGCAGATATTGCTAAGTTACGTAAAATGCCTGAGTTGTCTAAGCGTATTCAAGAATACAAGCCACAACCTGACCCTATGGCTCAACAGATGAAGGAACTTGAAATGCAGCTGTTACAAGCACAGATTGCTAATGAGCAAGCTAAGGCACAAGAGAACCAGGTTGATGTAGGTCTGAAGCAAGCTAAGACACAGACAGAACAAGCTAAAGCTAGAGGACTACATAGCACCTCTGACTTGAATGACCTAGACTTTGTTAATAAAGAATCAGGTGTGCCTGATGCAAACAAAGAAGAGCAGATGAAGTTAGCTCATGGTCAAGAGATGCAAAAGAAAGAGTTTGATAGATTATCAAATTTAGACAGTAAGGCGATAGATGGTATGATGCAGGGAGCTAATACTAACTATCCGGGACTTTAACAATATGAGGGTAATAACATGACACAAGAGGAACAGTTAGACAGCTTAGAATTTAGTATGGATGAGGCTAAACACTTTATCAGTGTGAAAAACAGTATGCTGAAACTACAAAATAATCGCGATTTTAAAAAGGTGATTACAGAGTACTACTTCAAAGAAGAGGCTGCTAGGTTAGTTATGGCTAAAAGCTCTAACCTTAATGTAGAACAGCAGCTACTAGTTGATAAAATGATTTATGGTGTGGGATCACTTGCTAAGTTCTTAGATAGCGTAATCTCTAGAGGCACTCAAGCAGAGCAAGCTCTAGCAGAAGACGAAGATACAAAAGCTAGTATCCTTCAGGAGGGTTTAGTATAATGACTACAAACAATGACGCATTAGGAATGTCAGACGAAGATTTCTTGAAAAAAGACTTCGGAGACTTCGAAGAAACACCAGCAGTAGAAACTGCTGAACTAGACACTGAAGTGACAGAAGAGCAAACTTCTGAAGCTGATGTAGAGACTCAAGTGATTGAGACTCAAGATAACGCCCAGGAGCAACCTGAGCCGGAACCGTTAGATGATGTAGATAGCCAACCATTTGAGGATACTCAAAAGGAGCAGGAACCTTCAGCTAAAAGTACTGAGCCAGCGTCTCTTGATACAGAAGTCAAAGTAGATGACACAGATGGGGATACCCAAGAAACATCAACTGTAGACTTCCAAGGAGCATATGAGAAGATTTTCTCACCCTTTAAGGCCAATGGCAGTGACATGCAGGTGGACACGGTTGACGATGTAATGTCATTAATGAAGATGGGAGCTAACTACCAGAAGAAAATGGCAACGTTAGCACCTAATCTGAAGTTAGTGAAAATGCTTGAGAATAATAACTTACTAGATGCTAGTAAGCTAAACAACTTAATCGACATCTCTAAGAAGAACCCTGCTGCAATTGCTAAGCTTATAAAAGATAGTGGGATAGACCCTCTCGATATTGATACTGATGAAGAGGTGAAGTACACCCCTAATGACTACAATGTATCAGACAAAGAGTACAAGTTAGATGAAGCACTAGAAGGCATCAAAGATAGTAAGACTTTCAATGACACTATTGACGTTTTAAGTAATCAATGGGACACTGCGAGTAAAAAAATAATTGCTGAGAATCCTCAGATTATAGGTATTATCGATGGACATATGCAGAATGGTGTGTATGCTGAAGTGAAGAAGCTAGTTTCAAAGGAGCGCGCCTTAGGTAGATTAGAAGGTGTCTCTGATGTAGCAGCTTATCAACAGGCAGCAAACTACTTAGCTAGTATTGGCGTGCTGAACAACGGAGACACTAATAAGGTGGCTACACCACCTACGTCAGATGTATCAAGTAAGACAAAAGCAAAGGATGATGCTCAGTTAACGAATAAACGTAAAGCTGCAGCATCTACAAAGACAAGTAGCAAACCTACGACTTCTCAACCAGACTTCTTAAAGATGACGGATGATGAGTTTATGAAGATGGCTGCTGTCTAATTTTATGAAGCTTTATAGGAGAATATAATGGCTCAAGTATACGGTGACGGTACTAATTCAACAGTAGGTGCACAGGCACGTACTGATTTTTATAACAAAAAGGCGCTAATTGCAGTACGTGATAAGCAGTACTTCATGCCTTTGGCTAACGTTCAGGCTATGCCTAAACATCACGGTAAGACAATTAAACAAGACGTTTACTTACCTTTACTAGATGATTTGAACATCAACGACCAAGGTATTGACGCTTCTGGCGCAACTATCGACAGTACTAAGTTTTCAGCTTGGACTAAAGCTGGTGCTTTAATTGGTGCTGCATACACAACAGCAGCTTTAGCTGCTGCTGCAACTGGTGCTGCTGTAGTTCAACAGAACTCTGGTAACTTATACGGTTCAGGTAAGGACATCGGTTTAATCGCTGCTAAACTTCCTGCATTGACTGAGAACGGTGGACGTGTTAACCGTGTAGGCTTTAAGCGTACACAGATTACTGGTTCAATCGTTAAGCAAGGTTTCTTTACTGAGTACACTCAGGAGTCTTTGGACTTTGATTCTGATTCTGAACTACTTTCTCATATTACTGAGGAAATGGTACAGGGCGCTACTGAATTAACTGAAGCGGCTTTACAGTCTGACTTGATTAATTCTGCGACTACTACAGGTACAGCTTACTTTAAAGGCGGTACTACTAAAGCTACAGTATCAGGTGTTGTTACTTACACTGACTTAATGAACTTGTCTATCGCTCTAGATAACAACAAGACACCTAAGCAGACTAAAGTAATCTCTGGTTCTCGTTTAGTTGATACTAAAACTATCAATGGTGGCCGTATCATGTATGTAGGTTCAGAGATGATTCCTGCTTTACGTGCTATGACGGACTTACACAGTGCTCCAGCATTTGTGTCAGTAGAGAAGTATGCTGATGCAGGCAACACAGTAAACGGTGAGATTGGTTCTATTGACCAGTTCCGCATCGTTGTTGTTCCTGAGATGCAGTACTCTGCTAAAGGCGGCGCGGCTGGTGTAGACATCTACCCGATGTTAGTTGTTGGTGATGGTTCATTTACTACTATTGGTTTCCAAACTGATGGTAAGACTGTGAAGTTCACTACTACGCACAAGAAGCCTGGTAAAGACGTAGCAGACCTTAACGACCCTTACGGCGAGAAAGGTTTCTACTCAATCAAGTGGTACTACGGATTCATGGCACTACGTGCTGAGCGTCTAGGTATCATCTGGACTAAAGCTGCTTAAGTAGAGCTTTAACCTTGGTAGGCTGTTAGCACGCAAGTGCGGTGCAGCCTACCTCATTAATTCCGGGAGGAACCATGAACATAGAAAATTTGACATCTAAACAGATAAGCGATAAGCTAGCCGAACACGGTATTAAGATGCATTTTAATTCAAACAGAAAAAAGCTTGAGGAAGCTTTACTTACTATTACTACTCATGAGGATGATATTATGGAAACAGCAACAGCAGATGTAATTGAACTAGCACCAGGTACTACACACACAGCAGAAGGTATTGAACTTGAGGGAAAAGTATCTTCAGAAGCTATGAAGCTAATTAGAATTATTGTTAGACCTAACGACCCACTAAAGCGTGAGTCTGAAGGTGACATCTTTACAGCAGGTAGCGACTTAGTTGATCGTGGCAGAGCTGTTAAGAAGTATGTACCTTACAATAATGAAGAAGGCTGGCACGTTCCTAATATTATTTATCAGAACATGAAAGAAGCTGAGTGTCAAATCTTTAAAAAGGTTAGACGTAATGGTGAAGACATGATGGAAACACAGATGATTAAAGCGTACAATATTGAGATATTACCACAACTTACTCAAGCTGAGTTAGATACCTTAGCTAGCACGCAGAAGGCGCATAACACACTAGGATAGAACTATGGCATCAATAAGTACTTCAGATTTAACACAGGCAAGTGGTGTAACCACCAGTACTGACGGAAAATACACTGTTACAGGTACTGGAGTATTTGATGACCTTATGGAGGCGGTGAATGCTCACCTAGATGCTCAGTTTAATTTAGGTAGACTAACAGGTGCAGATTATGCAACTGTCTACCTAGGGGCAGTACAGAGCTCTATGCAGCAATCAGTTGCTTTTATCTTAGGTAAACAGCAAGCTGATAAACAAGCTGACCTGATAGATAAACAAATCCTGACAGAGGTGAAGAAGACTTTAGATGTTACGTCTACAACCACTGTCAGAGATGCCCAATCTGCTAAAGATTTACTCGTTAAAACGGCACAGGTTACCTCGATGACTAAGGAAGACGTAGTCAAGACAAACCAAGCCCTAGATGTACTATCACAGACATCAGTTAGGAACGCCCAATCTGCTAAAGATGCAGTGCTGAAGGATGCTCAGACGCTTGATATTCATGACCAAGCTGTACTACGTACACAAGCTAGTGATGCAGATTTATCTATCAAACGTCAACAGATTATCAATGAAGCGTTTACTAATGGTATGGAAGTGAATGAGTACATCTGGGAGATTGAGTATAAGCTTAATCTAGGTGAGACTTACACCTTCGTAACTATTGAGAACTTAACGGATAATGATGTAGTGGCACTTATGACTGCTGACCCACATGACCCTAGATACCCTGAAGTTAATGCCGTAACACTAAGTATGTCTAAAGTTATACAACATGCTGGTAAGTCTACTGCTGCAACTATCATTGCTAAAACGCAAGAAGAGGTTGACTTACTTAAACAGAAGCGTATTACTGAACATGCGCAGACGTTGACAGAGACTATCGGTTCTACTATTGTTACAAGCAGTGTTATGGGTAAGCAGGCTGAGTTATTTACTCAGCAAGCTGTTGGTTTTGAGAATGATGCTAAGAACGCCTTCAATAAGAACATGGCTGATATTCTCAAGATGCAAATCAACACACAAGGTGACTTTAGCTCAAGTAAGTTCATCACTGTAGAGCATTTACTAGATCTCTATCCGGATGATGATAATGTAGTTGCAGCTACATAAAGTGACAGTATGGGCTGGAATCCATTCAAGAAGACCCGGACCTACCAATACTGGAATGTAGCTACAACACCTTTATTAGATGATGCTCTACCTGATGGGTTCCATGAGTTCGCTATCATTAATGATGTTGTTAATGGTATTGACTACTTTAAGAGCTTAGACTATTTAAATTACAGTGCAGGTGCACGTACTAGGTTTAGACAGCTAAACACTAAGTTTAAAACTAAAGACTACTTTGGTGGGTATGGTGACGTAGACATAGGTAACAACTATGTCCCTGCTAGTTTAGTTAAAGCTAGGATAAACCCTAGCAACCCTACTTATGTAACTATTACCAATAGTTCAGTTGTTGCACTAAACTACGCTAACTGGGTATCTGGCTACTTAGTTGATACCTTTAATCTTAATACTGTTACAAACATATTTGTAAGGGATGGAGTCTCGTATACCGTAGACTTTAATACTGCAGACAGTGTAGATAACAGTGTTGACTACATGAATAACACTACACTATTATCCTACACACTAGACCTACCTCCAGAACCTGTGGGCAAGTCATATAATGTTAGTTACACAATAACTACCCCTGGTGTGTCAGGACAACCCTCTACTACTTCTCCTGTACGAACATGGACGTATGAAATAGGAACAGGACTGTATCCTGAGCTAGATGTAAATACTAGATTACCTGAGAATGACCCAACGGTCTTCCAGCTAATGCCTCCGATAGATATACGCAGAAACGGTGGGTACATCCACTCCAGTGCTTCTAGACATGCTGACTATGATGACTACGCTAAGAATTTAGGTATCAATCCTAAAGATATAGCAGATGCTTTTGCTGGGCAGTCTGATATGGATAAGTTAGACCATATAGCTGTAAGTCAAGGTGTAGATTTACAAGCTAAAGACAAGCACAGTTTAAAGTACTGTATAGATTTCGTTACTAAACTGAAGGCGCTAGCCGATACCCATACTATGGGCTATAACGTTAACGGAGCTAATGATAATGTTAACCTAGGTTTTAATACACAAGCACCTTTGGGGCTTAACCAAGATGGTACTGTCTTTGGTACTGAACATAGGTACACCCCTCAAGAGCTTGTAGACGTTCCTGGCGTAGATTTGATTGTATCCTTTGATAGTTCTTCATATGGTCTTAAGTACTCTCATATCGAGATACAGCAACATACAGCTGCTGAAGTGGAGGCTAACTCTGTTCTTAAGTCTTTAAGGGATACTGCTATCGATGTTGGGGAACATGGGCGTGTACAAGGTACTCATAGGTATAAGTCTGTGGTAAATCATGACTTCAGCTTAACAGCGACTATGACAGGTGTCACCCTAGATGGAGGAATTTGGGGGTATTTGTCAGGAATAATAGCAAATCTCAACACAGCCAATTTAGGCACGATTACATATTACAAAATAAGTAATATAGATGGGAGTATGAGCAGTCACATGATTGTAGCTCCCGTAATATCCCATTATGTTCGTGATGCACAATCAGGCCAACATAGGCTAGTGCACTTAAACTTAAGCTCAACAGACGCTGATTTATACTTCCCTTTAGATTGGAGGATAGTTAACAGTTATAGCAATCAGGAGCTGACTTCATTAACTGCAAGCAGTATGCATCTAAGTATGTACTATGCTTACTGGGAGCAGAAAGAAGTATGGAACTGGTCGCTCATAATAATCGTAGTAGCTGTTATTGTGTTTGTCTATACTGGGTATGACGTTAGCGCTGCTCTAGCAGAGACAGCCACTTCACTATCAGTAGCTTTAGGTGTGTCTTTGTCAACAGCATACCTAATTATGGCTGTTTCCTACTTAGCCTCTATGGGAGTGTTTGGTGAAGACTATATCATATTAGGTCAGGTAATGACACTAGCTATAAGCATGGGCACTAGCACAGTAGCTATAGGCGCTAACATGACTACTGCTAACTATGCGTTACAGGTTATGAATATGATGAACTCATACAAGATGAGACACATCGTAGATGAAATGGAAGAGATACAGAATTTAGCTGATGCACAGCTTGTTTTACAAGATGAAATACGTGAAGAAATAGACCAAGCCTTTGAAGACATGGGGTACTATTACAACCTTAGAAAAAGACAATATATAGCACAAGCATTAATCAACATTAAAAAGGTAGACCACTTTGAAGCGATGCCTTCAGCAGTGTACTTTCAGAAGATAAAGAAAACAGTATCACCAGAGTATACTTATAAGTTACAATACAAATACATATAAAAGAATTACGGAGAAATAATATGAGTTATCCAAAATTTAATAACTACTGGGGTGGACAGAACCCTAACCCACTGCAAACAGCTAATAGGTCACACCTTATGGGCTTACAGCCAACAGACCAAAACAAATTCATAGAAGATACGTTTGGTGATAATAATAATTTAGACCAAGAGTTTGACCTAGGTTTGAATATGGGTACGCTACAGCTAGGTACTGCTGCTCTTGGTGCATGGAATGGGTTTACGGCGAATAAGCGAGCTGAAGAGGCTAATCAGATAGCTAGAAATCAACTTAACCAGAATGCTGAAGCATTTAACATTAATACAGGTATGCAAGTAGCTACACTGAATGATGAGATTGGTAGATACAATGCACATGTTGGTGGTTTCTTAGATGAGAGCCAACGTAGAGACACGTTTGATCCAGATCAGTTTGGTAAGTTATCCACATACAGTTAAGGAGTTAACATGTTAAATTGGAAGAATGTACAGTATGCAAATGGTTCAGGTCTTGTAAACGCTATTAGGGGTAACAATGCTCAGATTAATGAAAATAACAAACAGGTTGTTGATTCTATTTCCCAATTTGGTGATGATTACTCTAAGACACAGACTGATGCAGCAATTGCAAGATTAGCTGGTTCTACTGATCCTCAGCAAGCTCAAGATATCCTAAGAAGTTATGCACAGGGTGGTAATGGTTTTGTAGATCAAGGTCTATTAGCAGACAGCTACCGTGACCAGACTCAAGAGTTCAGAGATAATGCAGCACATGCAGATACATTACTGACAAATAAATCATCGCGTGCAGTGAATGAATATAAGTTATCTCCAGAGTACCAAAAGTTAGAGCAAGATAAGATAAATGCGCAGATAGCAGGGTATGCTGCGCAAACTGCAGGCTATGATGCTCAACTAGAAAATTATAAGAATCAAGCTGATGCTATCAATATGAAGAATAATATTTTAAGAGGAGCCTTCCCTCAATACTTTCCAGACTCCACAAATACAAGTGTTCCTCCTAATAACTCACAAGTTACTGGAGATTTGACAAGTAATTCTAATACTTCTACTAATGCTCCCTCAATTGTAAACTCTGCAACAGCGAGTATTCTAAATAGTACTATGCCGGGTATGGGAGACGTACTAACTTCACAGAATAATGATAGGAATTCAACATACTTGTTAACTAAGTATGCTAAAAATTTATCTGGTGCTAATACACACGCAGCTACTTTTGCATTAAAACAGGAAATGCTACGAGAATTAAATGCCGGTGGTGTATCTCCTCAGAACAGTAATCAAACAGTGAACCAAGTATTTGGTACTTTTGGGGTTACTCCTCCTAAGGATATTGAATCAGCTAATTCTTTAGATAATCTTGCTAGTATACGAGATACTGGAAATGCCTTTACATCCACAGGACAAGTGGGGGATGCTATTAATCTAAATGAATCAGATTTCGTAAAAGGATTTGGAGACGTAAAAGGTAAAGGTATGTATCAATCTATGCTTGGTACTGCATATACAGACGCGGTAAGTCAAGCAGGCACTCTTGCGTTTAACCCACGGAATCCCCAAAATCCTTTATCACCGTCAGTAACTACTAGTAGAACTAATGCTACTAACTATAAGAAGTTTCGTGAAACAATCGCTGAGTATCCTACGAACGTTCAGGAAAGCGTAACTGCTAGATACGTTGCAGAGAATAAGATTAATGTTGACGAGATTAAAACGTATGAAGATGCGCTTAAATCTGACCAGTCACAGATTAAACGTAATATATCTAAAAAGCTATCTAATAATGAATATGACCTTACTGACTTAAATGGTGACTTACAAGAACTGCACGGTATCGATATTAATACACTGACAGGTATTCATGATTTAGCAGTATCACAAGTAGTGAAATTTATTAGTACAGATAAAGATTCTATGTCATTAGCTGAGACAGCTAGACAAATGCGCCAAGAGACCTACTCTGAAGTCTACACAGATAAGGAGATAACGCAGGCAACTGTTAATATAGATAATTTCGGGAGTAGATTAAACTCTCTTCTTGATAAGATGTTACCGGGTTCCTCCACAAATGTTAAAAAGACATTACTAGCTAATCTAAAAACAAGGTTTGGCTTTGAAGATATTCAAGCTAAATTAGATACACGTAAGAAGACAATTAAGGCTACTTCAGGATATTTTGACTCTTCGCAATTTACACCTTTTAGTATTGGTTCTGTACAGGCTATGATTTCAAATGAGAGAGGAGATAAGGATAATCCATACACAGGTAATGAGGGAGCTATATTAGAAGAAACAGCCACTAACTTTATAAATAAAGCATTAGCTAAAGCTAAAAAAGAGGCAACTGTTATTCCTACTGACTTCCCTAACTATTCTGAGTATAACTTAAAGCGTGTAGCTTACAAAGCGTTTTCAGAAGTCTTCGCAGCAGACGATGAGGGATTAGAAGATGATGACTGGATATTTAATTCATCTCCATTAGGGGATGATGAGATTGAAACTACTGGTGTACTGGGTAATAGGCAAATAGATATTGAAGCAGGAACTAACCCTAAAGCTTACTCTCTATTTATTAAGAGATATAAATCTTTACTTAAGTCGAGTTCTTCACAACTAAAAGAGCACATTAAAGCAAAAGTAAGCCAATAAATAGGAAATCTGTATGGGTAACTATAGCGTATCGTCAGACATTTTTTCAGACTATGATGACTTATACTTTAAAGACTTAAAGAAGAAAAAGCTAGATGCTGTTTTAGAGCGTAAGAACGCTGCTATACAATCGTTAAAGGGTGTCCATGATGCTGATACATTTGTATACGAAGACCCTATCACAGGGAATACTTCCAGTACACGAGCTGGAGCTCCTAATAGCACATTAGATACAGCTGAAACCTTTAAAGGGTTTGCTAAGCCATACGCAGAAGGTAGAAATGGTGTTAGAGATACTCATGCAAGGGCTTTAGCCTCTGATTTAGGTATGCATCCATCCCAGATAACTGATGATATGCTTAATCAACGTGCGTTGGAATCTAAGGCGTTTGCTCAAGACCTACTAATGCAGGATCAGCCTAACCCTGAAGACCCACAGACACAAGTTACAGTCCACGGTGAAGATAAATACAATAGACCTATTACTGAATCGGTTAACCCATACACAGGCATTAATATTAATAGGGCCCTAAATACTCCTGAGCATAATCTGAACTTCTATTCGAAGTACAACAAGATACCTGATATTAACTATGCTGAAAAAGGTGATGATAAGATAAAACCTTTTACTGTTATAGGCAATGAAGACGGTACGTATGACCTTACTGTTCGAGGCGGACTTAAATACCCAAATATTCCTAATCCTGAGATAGAACGCAAAGAATTCATCCCACATATAATCGACCCTAATACTGGAATGGTTCCACAGTTACTTGGTGAATACAGAGTATCTGATTTCGTAGGCAAAGCATTATCTGGTAACTTAGAAAGTACTTTAGGTAAGAAAGGTGAGAATGAGACCGTAGGTGGTCGTTATGATAACTTTTCAAGAAAAGGGCTAAACGAACAAGAGCTTAAGGATTGGATTGAAGCTTTCAATCCTTTCGTAGAATACGAAGGGTACACTGGTTACATTCCTAAAGAGGATTTTAAAGACACTACAAGTACTGGCGCAGAGTTTTTAGCTAAGGCAGGTTGGAGTGTAGCTGATGAAATACAGCACTATAACACCAAACTACAAACATTCCTAGAGTCAGATGAGGGCAAGAAAGCCTCTATGAAAACTAGAGCACAAGAAGCAGATAAGTTATGGAAAAATAGCTTAGTTGTTTTTAGTGACCCTGAAGAAAACTTCAATAGGGCACAAGCTCAACGTATGGACACTCTCGACTATATCGAGAATATGTATTCAGAGCGTAAAGAAGAATCTTTTGGCAAGTTAGCTGAATCTGCAGCACTAATGATAGAGATAACTGCAGGCTTGCCAGGGCAAGCCGTAGCTACTTGGAGTACTCATGATAGGATAGTAGAGGAATTCGAGAAACATGCAGGAAGAGCTCCTACTAGTTTAGAAGATGGCCAAATCTGGGGACTCGCAACAGTTAGTGTTGCAGGTGAAAAGTTTGCTTTAAAGACTGTATTAGGTAAGAACCCTTTTGTAAATAAGGCACTAGCAGACTTTACAGCTAATTTCCCGGCCTTTGGAAGGGCACTTGGAACTACATTTGGTTTAGGTGCAGCTGGTCTAATTTCAGAAGGCTCTTCTGGTGTTATATCAGACACTGCTGAAACTATAGGAGCACATTTAGCTGAGGGGTATGTATTCCCTACGTCCACACAAGCACGAGAATCGTTCTGGATGGAAGCTATGCCTGGTTCCTCTATAGGTACCATATCAGGAGCAGCTAAAAGTACTACTACATCTAGTGATACTGCTGCACTGAATGGGTTGATAGCTGACTTAGGTAGAGGTGCCCCTACTGTTGAGTTAACTATTGATGAGGAGACTAAACTCAATAAAAAGATTGACGCTCTAGACGATAAACTACGTAGTTCAAGTATCTCGGATGCCCATAGAGTTAAGTTAATGTCTAAGAGAGACGAGTTAACTAAACAACGATTGGAGGGCAAGCCTAATAAAGATGCACTCTCTGAAGAGGGACGTAAAGATTTAGAGTCTAGTATCCAGACACTACAAAATAAGATCAATGATAAGGCTGCTTCTCCTAAAGGATTAGAGTCTGCAATTAAAAAAGATACTAAAGCGGTCAATAAACTAAATAAAAATATAGAGAGGCTAGAAGCTTTAGAGCAAACTGATGAAGTAGTACAACTAATACAGGAAGCCAGACAAGAAGTTGAACTGCTCGAAACTAATATAAAAGATTCTAAGGCATCTTTAGGTATTCTTAATGTAGATGATACTGCCAAAATTAAGCCAGTAGAGGGTGACTCTCTAGAACTGCTTAAAACAATCCCAGGTAAATTAGAAAATTCTGATGAGCTATCTATTGAAGAGCTTCAGTCCCTAATTGCGCAATATGAACGTGCTGCTACTGATGTAATGCAACGTTTTGTGAAAGGTGAGACAGAGCTTAAAGAAGCACAACAAGAGTCTTTTAGAAGAGTTAATGAGTACATGGAACTCCTTGAGAAGCGTGTTGACCTAACTGAAGCTAAAAAGACTATTGAGAAGAGTTCTGAGAAAGACCAATATGTATATAGCTTAGACCACACAGATGAGGGTTCTGCGCAGACTCTTAATGAGATACTAGCACAGGGCACACTTACCCCAATAGAGACTGAAGTAGTCCAGGCTAAGCAAGAAGTTATTGAGGCGAAGCAAGGATTAAGTAATAATGCTAAGAATATCGAAGATGTTAATGAAGACATTACAGGAAAAGGCTCTAAAGACTTCATATCTTTCAATCAGCACTTAGATAATGTAGTATCAGGTACAAACGCACTAGCTGCTCAATCAGGCCTAGAACAGTTTGCTAAGCATATGCAAGGTAAAGCAGAGACTCTGCGTGCAGCATATGATAAATTCCTACAAGATGGTAATATTGCAGAAGTTGAGTATAGAGGAGTTACATATGAAATTAATAATTCTACAGAGACTCTACTTGAGTACGTAGAGAGAGAAGCTGCGTATGGACAGAAGGTAGTAGCACTCTCTAAGAAAGTATCAGAAGCTACTATAAATAGGGAAGCTGATGTAGAGGTAACTGCAGCTAAATCACAACTAACTCTTAATGAGAGGTTGCTAGGTAAAGTAGATACATTTAATAAAAAATCTCCACAAGAGACTGTAGACCCTATTAAGAAACCAGAAGAAGTAGTAAAGGTACAGGCTGAAGCCAAGCCCACTACTCCTGAAGCGCCTAAACAGACGCAGTCTGTGGAGGGCGCTGCTAAATACACAAAAGCAACTAATCAAATAACTAAATTAGTTAAGAGAGCGGAGAAGCTTGATACCCAAGTATCTGACTTAAACAGTAAAACAGAAGAGAATAGTTTATTCCCTGGCACTCTAGAGATACCCGTAGCTGAAGCCAAAGCAAAGATAAATACTCAACGTACTAAAATACGTGATAACTTCAATAGGATTGCTACTAGATTTGATTTAGATATAAAAGACGCTGACATCAAGACTGACCAGCAAGAAGAGATGCTGTATTCATTATTAGATGGAGCAGTAACACTAGGCAGCAAGGAAGTAGAGGATAAGATTAGAGCTATTAGCTCAGACTATGCAAATCATAAGACTGAAGTTGTTGTTGAAGAAGCGGTTGATGTTGAGGCGCTACAGAGATTAGATGAGTTACAGAATAAGCCTAATACTGAACAAGCTAAACCTAAAGCTAAAGAAGAAGTCAAGGTAGAAAAAACTCCTGAGAAGACTCCACAAGAAACCATTAGTCCTGAGATAAGTACTGTACAATTACTTGAATCCGGAGCGGCCTATGAACAGGGAGGCGTAGCTAAAGTATACGCTGTAGGCCATTACAGTAAAGCTCAGTGGGTCACAATTGCAAAAAAACTAGGAGTATTACCAGATGTCTGCTAAATGTACTAAGGAACTGATTGTAGAGAGTATTACTAATGCAATAAACACACAACCACAGACAGAAACTGCAAAGGTATTTAAGTCTACTGTCAATAACTTCGTAGGGTACATAGCAGAGCTTGGTATTAATAACTCTCAAGATTTAAATGTGCATATACCTAAAGCTGACGTGTTTGCCCCTTACCTACATAAGATAGGGGAAGTGCTAAATGAAGGCAATAAATTATTCTTAGTTAAAAATAGAGACACAAAGTCTTCTACTTTCCTAGAGCCATCTACCTACAAGAATTCTGATGAGTTAGTAAGTATTTTTATGGAAGCTGGGTTAACCCCAGAGCTATCAACTCAACTAGTAAAACTATTCAAGGCATTTACAACTAAAGTAAATCAAGAATTGAAAAGCAGTAATACTGTCTATGAAAATGACGTGTTACCCCTACTATATGGAGCTAACAAAATAGAAGGACGTGATACTACGTATCACTTACCTGCGCCTGTATTGTTCAGTGCCTCTACTTCATTACTAAGATGGTTTGCTACAGATGGTGCGCGTACATTAAACACTTTCACAGACACACAAATACAACTAATAGTTGGAGCTGAACGTACTTCTGATATCTTAGATGAGACATTAACTGCTTTCCGTAATTTAGATCACGGTGGAATGTTGAGGGGTGAGGCTGCAAGGTCTTTAGGCTCATTGATATTTGACTCACTAAATATTAAAAGCAACTTAGCTACATCATCAACAATATTAGATGACATTCTGGCACATCAATTAGGAGCTTTAGCTCTAGAGATTGGCGTTAAGATGGGACTTATTAAGTCTGCTGAAGTAGTCTATAAGGTCAATCAAAATGGGAAGTTAGTCACTAAGAAGTTTGCACATTATTACATTACACAAAAAACTATTGATGTTAATAATATAGATATAAAAAAGATTACAGACCATTCAAAACACTTAGACAGTTTCTTTGGGGTTAACCAGTCATTTAATGCACCGTCTGCTACCCCTTTACCTAACGTTTCAAAGAATGTTAGAGGCTCGTTAGGCTCAGTTAGCCCACAAGCACACCAAGTAATCAATAAATTAGTTAATACTGAGTGGACAGTCAATAGTGCTTATCATTTATATATGATAGGCAGTGACACTGCTAACGCACCTCTACAAGCTAAAGCAGTAAAGCTTAGAAAAGTATTAGCTGGTGTAACCTTTTTAAATCCTAGTGATGCTCTTAACGTGCATGTTGATTTAGAAGAAGGTATTAAAGCTAAAGATAGACAACTATTAGACCAAATTAAAGTAATTAAGAAGTATTCAGATAATAATCTAATAAATAGCTTCTACTTACAGTGGAAATTTATGGCTCAGCATCGTATGATGATTGAGGGTGAGCTAGACCCTATGTCTGCTAAGAATGTAGCACGCTTTTTACTTAAGCCTGCAAAATCTAAGAGTATTATTGTAGACCCTGCCACTAAGGACTCTAAAGCTGTTATCTCCTTTAAGGTTGCTGTAGCTCAGCATTTTGATTTAAGTGTTGATAAAACAGACGTACAAGGTTCTCTAGAGCTATTTGACAGTGTATTCAGTGATATGGAGAATGAGCAGTCTGCTTTAAGTAGAGCAGTTCAATCTGTTATTCAACTCAGTATTAAGCCTAATGAAGTTACGGAAGAGAACTACTTAGATGCTATGCTAGAGTTACACACTAAGTACCCTGGAGCTAACACTGCGTTAATTATGGCAGTGAATGCTTTAGCACAATACCAATCAGCTCTAGAAGAAGATACTACGTTTACCACAGACATCATCGCTGAAGCTGATGCTGTTACTAGTGGTTTTGGAATTGGTTTAATGCTGTTCCCAAGTAACAACATGGACGACATGATGAGGGAGCTCAATCGTGTAGGTATGATTTTTGAGGGACAAGTACCTTATTCTGAACAAGTAAAGAATGCGAATGGTGCAACTCCTGATGGGTATCTAAATTTTGCTAATGCTTTATTTGATAAGTTTGAGAATTTACCAAGCTACTTAGATACTAATGGTGAACATGTAGACCCTAAGGTGGCTGAGAGTCGATTTAAGGCGTTTAATACTATATTTGCTCCACTAGTTACTAATAGACGTAATGCTGGCAAGCCACCATTTATGGTACTAAACTATGAAGGTGGCGCTGCTAAGGTAGCTAAAGAATTATCTGTTAGCTTAGTGGATTCTTTATTTGAATACATCACAGAAGCTCAAGGAAGATATACGAATGGTAGCCCAGAAGTAAAAGCAGAGATATACAAAGAGCTTGCTACTATGTTTAAATCTATGAGAGTGCTTACGAAGAGTAAAGCAGGTAAAGAATATCTACCTGGAGGACTTACATCAGGGGTATTAAAAACTCTATTAGCTACGAATGAATTACATAGATATAGCTTTAATGAGCCTCTGTATAGAGGGTCTCCTATTAAATACAGAGACTATTTAATCTCTAAACTAGGACAGGCGTTAACTCCTGCCATTAAAGTAGCTGCTGCTGAGACGATAGTGAACTCTGAGATAAAGTCTGACTTTATTAAAGCAGGAGAGCTTCAATACTTTATTTTCAAAGTCAAGTATAACAATCTAGTTAAAGAAGTAGCTGGACGCTCAGAAGGTAAGTTATTCCCATCACAGCGTAAAGAATTAGCTAGGGAGTTAATTGATTTCTATCCTAGAATTGCACTTAAACACCAAGACGGTACAGAGTCATTTATTGATTTAGTTAAGTCGACTCAGATACAGCACTCTACTAAATTTGAGCTAAAATTAAACAGTGGAAATGTTAGTACTAGAATGCTGACGTACTCGTTTGCTCCTCCAGGAGTTTCTACAGTAGTACGCTCTATTCAAGGTACAGATGCTGTGAAATTGCAAGATTCAATTAGTATTCCTAATGTTGAGAATACAGAAATTCCTTTGTTACCTCTGCATGATGCTGTTATGGAAGTGATAGGGCAACTGCCTACTACTAAGGGAGTGTATAACTCAGGTTTTAAGAGTTTAGCTAGTGATACAGGATTTGATTTATTCACCCAAGTAAATGAGCTACTAACCTCATCATGGAATATGCTTACACCTGCAGAACAGCACGCAGTTAGAGAAGCTTACCTTAAGCATTCATACTTAAATCGTAATGAAGACAGTGAAGTCTCATTTGATAGTGTAATGGGCACAGTTCAACGTACTGCTAAGGAAGTCCAGCAGAACAGAGGTGAATTAGCTAAAATGTTAGAGACAGCTACAAGTGAACATATGTATATTGCATCACCTGAGTCAACTGAAAATGTAGATTTTTCAGCTGAAGCAGAAGCACTTAAACAGTCATTAGAAGAGAACAGTAAGGATTATCAACGTTCTAGCCAGTACAAGCTACTTAAAGACAATAGAGAGTTATTCCGAGTATTAACTAATCGACTGACTGAGATGTTCCCTAATATCACGCTAGAAGAGCGTGATACATTAGTAGACATACATGGTGAACAGGTATTGGGTAATGCTATAGGCACTGCTATTCAGTACTCAAACAGCAAAGGAGCTCTTGATACAGTTCCTCATGAGTATGCTCATGTGTACTTAAATCTATTAGAGCACACTACCATTATCAGTAAGCAGATTTCTACAATCCAAGCAGTTCACAATGTGAACAGAAAGGAAGCTAAAGAGATTTTAGCTAATGAGATGGGAAGAATCTTTACAGATAAGGTGCTTGAAGGCAAAGGCAAGAAGACTCAAAGTATTGTTAGAAGAGTATGGGAGTTTATTAAAGAAGTATTTAAACCTCTATATCTATCAACAGAGAAAATGCGAGCTGAGTATATCTACCGTGAGTTGGCATGGAAACTAATTAATGGTATTTCAGGTGAATCACTTACAACTACACCTAAGAAAGGCTATACCTTACAAAAGTTTGACACTATCCTAAAGAACAACAAGTGGGGAGCTGAGGTTATCGATACTGTAATAAGTAAGATGCTTCCAGAAGCTCTTCTTGTAGGTAGTCTTGCGTTAACTGCAGCAGGTAATGTATATCGTAAAGGAGTAGGTAGTCTGCATGATATCGACTTTGCTATGCCTCTTACGTCATTCAAGCCGGGGAGAGGACTGAAAGGCAATATCAAGACTTACTTTCCAGGAGCACAGCTGTTATATGAATATGATAATGCTACAGATATTGACAAAGCCACTGAGAAGGTGCTTACCTACGTAGTTCCTCCTACGGGGACACAAATAGCTAATGTACAGAGGTTTGATGAATCAGAGTTTGGAAGAGTTATTGCATGGGATGTTGTGGATTCAAAGAATCCTTCTAAAATTCTAGGTACTTACAGGGCTGAGGCAACGAAAGACTTAAGCGCTCCTGAGTGGTCAGTTAGGTCTAAATTAGTTAGTGAAACTTCTACCGGGGTAGAGGCTGTATTAGTAGATTTTCTAACTGATATAGGAGTTGCCCCAGCTACCAGTGTATATAGTACATATCTAGGTAAGATGGTTAAAGTTGCGAGTCCTAAGTCAGTGTTCACAGCTAAGAATAGCATTACTAAGGAAGATATTCCTCGAGATAAAGATGTGATGGACTTTAATTTATTTGCCCCAGATAAGGACGGTGTTACGCCTCCTGATCTATTCGGAGAAGTGATTAAAGGAAGTAGTTTTGCAGAGTTGCTAGAGAGTTCGACTACATGGCATAATAATGCTCCGTTGTCTTCATCTGCTCTAGTCATCTTTGATGGATTAGGTAAGCAGGACCTACACTACGATTCTGCACATGCAGAGCATTTACAAAATATCTTACATACGCTTGTGCTAGAGCACATGGCTAACGTAGAAGATGTAGTAGTTCAGACAGCGTTCATAAAGGGAAAGACCAGGGGAGGGTTTAGTGAGGACTTGAGAAAGGTTATAGTTCAACTAAATAAAAATGCTCCTATTACCTATGCTGAGCAAAGCCCACAAGAAGTTTTTGTACACGAAATACTTCATGCAGTGATAGACCATGTATTAGCTGCTAACCCTCGTTTACAGGTAGAGTTAAGTAAGCTACATAGAGAAGCTATCAAACACATATCTGTAGATGATTTCCTAATTGATGGTATTAAATCAGATGAAGTAGCAGAAAGGGCAATTGCTACACAGCAATATGAATATGTTTATAGAGATTCTACAGAATTCCTAATTTATACATTAACTAACAAAGGGTTACTTGCAAAGATGCAGACTACTGCCCCACCACGCTCTACAAAATTGTGGGAAGGTGCAGAATTCTCGGATAAGATAATTAATTTAATTCAACATATGATTAACGCTTTTAATACAAAAGTGCGACATAAGAAACTTACTACCTCACAATACCAAGATTTCTTTAACTTAGGTTTAAAAATAGCGACTATTAACTCAAAACATGAGAAATCCCTAACAGTTTTAGCTAAGAAATTTCATATAGAAGCATTAGTTGAACAAGGGATGGATAAGGTAGCAGATGTTATGGTTAAGTCTACTGTTAGGACAGGACAGTTCTTATTTAAAAATACGGAAATAGGCAAGACTATTGGGCATATTAAAGAATTGCCTGATTCTATTAGAAAAGTCGCAACTGAAAGTGCGTTCCTTAAAGCATTTGCTGCGCTGAATGATATTGAGCAGGTAGAGTCCTTATCTTTATTAGTTAAAGATTTGATAGTAGGTACAGGAAGTATGGATATTATGGACCTTGTACTTAAAGCTAAAGGTTTAATTGATTCTACGCGTATACACAGAGCTAAATCATTAGTTAAAAAGCTGAGAGCTCACACTAAATCTAAAAAGGCTATTGATGGTAGTGAGCAGACTGCTGTAACTAAAGTTTTTATAAAGACTGATATACAATCCCTATTAAAATCGGGACGCTTTGATATTGCTGAGATTATTAAATTAATTAAGTACCCTCAGCTACTTCATAATAAGATAGCTGAATATGAAACTAGAGTGGGAACGTCTACTAATAATTTTTATAGCCAGCAGGTAGAGGGTTTAGCTAGCTTTATGGTCCGTACAAGCTCTGTAAGTGCTTTACAAGGATTAAATGCATCTAGGATATATCAATTGCACCAACAGCTATATGGTGAAGAGGTACTTAAGGATGCAGGCATCATACAAGAACTCGATATATTAATTAGTTTAACAGCTTTGCAGAATGTTCCTGAATCTACGAAGACTAAAGCTCTTAGAGTGGCAGAAGAAGAGATGTCTTTAGATAATAAATCTAATCTAATCACTACTCTTATAGAACAGCATAAAGTATTGGTTGGGGAAAATCTAGAGCATAACTTTAACAATAGTCCGTATGCAATGATTAAGGGCTACACACGTAACTCTTACAACTCTAATATTGAGATTGTTAGTGCTCCTTTAGATGATAAGAAACAGATGCACAAAGATGGATATGTATTCTCACATGAATTACCTTATATCCCTGGCGTAAACAAAACCAGATTTGGGTTATTTGTAAATCCTTATAATCCTGAAGCAGGAAGAACAACAGGTGTTATCCCTTACAGTGGACAAAAGTCCAAGGGTACTACTTTATTCGAGATTCTATCTAATGATGAAGCTTATCAAAAGCAAGACCCTACAACAGGGAATATGGTGGGTGATATTAAACTAATTAGACCTGTTATTGATAGATATATTGACAAGCAAATAGAGCTTCTAACTGCTCAGGTGACGAGTGGTAAGATGGGTAGCAATACACAGTTAATTCCTTTGATTAATGAAGCAGGCGAGATTTATGATTTCCGTGTGATGATGTCTACATCTATGCAAGAGAGTTTGTTAGACCCTGATATGACATACGAAAACGTTATGTCACAGCTATCAATTCATTATATTGATAGAAAAATGACTGGGGAGATTGAAAAATCAAGTATGGAATATCTTGTTCAGGTTATGAATACTGAGTACAAGGGGAGCAGAGATAAAAGCTTTATTAATATTTTAGATGGGAAGTACCGTGAAAAGTATTTCCTACCTCTTTCCGCGACTTTTAAAGCAAGGGTGAAGGCTAACTCAATAAAAACGGATGCTGGAGATGTTTTCCCAATTAAAAAAGAGGAATTGCATATCTTATTTGGTGCTAAGGACATGTCTGTCCGCGACCTTCCTTATTATGATTCGTATCCTGCACCTCTTAAGAGGTCTTTACTCAGAGTAAATGCTACTACGCTTGCAGTAATTAGGATAGCAGTTACTAACATTATTTTAAAAATGCCTGAAGTAATCACAGACAACATAGTTAGTAACACTATTATCTTATTGTTAAATGGTGTTAATCCTGTTAAAGCTGTACAGGGACAACTACAAGTAGTTAAAGATTTAAGGGAATGGAAGAATACATCTGCAGAAATGATAGATTTGTATTACACCTATCATGGCAGTGATATTAAGAATAGGAATTTATTACTTCGAATAGAAGCACTAGGAAACTCTTTGAAAAAGAGTCCTATCTTTGAGCTAATGGATATGCAACTATTTACTTCTATGGTAGAAGAGATTAACTTGAAAGAGAGTTCTGCTGCGGATAGATGGGCAAACAGTGTAGAAGCTAAATTAGGTAAGTATGGTGCAGCACCTGTAATGGGTGCTGCTAAATTGCTTTATATGACTAAATCTACAGCATTATATCAAGGGATGCAGGAAGCATTCCAGATGTCTGACTTCTTAGCTAGGGTTGTATTAAACGACCACTTGAAGAAGACAGGTATGTCAGACAATGAACGTAAACGTACTATATACGAGACGTTTGTACTATATGACGTACCGGGCACTTCTAGATTAGCCACTTTCATAAATAAGACCGGTTTTACATTCTTCTGGTCGTATTTTATTAAACTACAACGTGCTATCTTTAGAACTACTAAGAGACGTACTAAAAGTGTGTTGTTCCTACTAGGAATGCAAGAAGCAACTAATGTCGATGTACCTGACATATTTGATTCAGCGATAGTTACAGGTAACTTTGCTCCACCTTTATCTAATCCAGTAGAAGCACTAGAGCATGTAATCAAGTTACCTGGCGTAGAATTTATAGACGACCTACTTTAGCTAGTCATCTACATCAGTGTTTAATACACGTAGGGTGACATAGATAACTAAAGTTACCCCTATACCAATAAGGATAGGGGCAATAACTAAACTAGCTATGATTGCGCCTATAGCTACTATAGATGCGCCTAAAGCATAGAGAGCAGTTTTTACGTTGCCCACGGGGAGCCTAAGGCTGCGAGTTTCTCACCTGTAGTATCTATATCAGAGTATGTATTCTCTATCTGGTCACTTAAATCTTTAACAGCATCTTTAGCAACTACAGCTACCTCTTTCTCAAGTTGTTTAACTTTGCGCTTCATCTTAGATTTAGGCTTTGAGGATGTGATATCTTCCCTTAGAGAGTTAATTACCACTTCAGTGACGTCTAGTCCTTGTAGTAGAATAACAGCGTTCTCCGGGCTCATTTCAATTGTTAGTTTCATGATAATTCCTTGTATGGATTGCCCCAAATAATTTGAGGCAAAAATAAGAGATACTTATGCAAACACAGATGCTTTAGCAGAAGTTACAGCTGTAGCAGCAGGTTGAAGATTCTTATTAGTTTTATCAATAGTGGTACCTTTGTTTTTAGCGTCCCACTCATTCATAAATGTAGCTTCAGCTACACCGTCCGCCATTTCACCGACAGACAGCTTAGTTTCAGCATTCGCGAAGTAACGGATTTCATTTGATTCGAATACTTCAGCAGTATCTTCATATACTCCAGAAGCGTTAGGCTTCTGTTTGTTACGTTTAAATAACTGTACTGCAATCTGTACAGGCTTCCCAATTAAACTAGTTAATACGTACTTCTCAACAGGAATTTCTTTTTTAGCTTCCCATGAGTAGGCATTAATTGTTTTCTTCTCACCAGTAGGCACTACTTCAGTAAGAGGCTTACCTTCAGTAGCAATACATAAACGATTAGCAGACGTATAGCCTGGTAATGGATGTTTCTTACCTGCTTTGTCTACGTAGAATGTTTTCTGGCCTTTAGCTTTACCGCTAGTAATCCAGAAAGTATCTCTGATAGGAAATACTTTAGAATCTTTGTCAGTACTCTTAAGTGTGACATTTACAGCAGTAGCACCACCTGATGATTCTTCGATAGTTACCATTTCGATAATAGTGTCATACACACCTGATTCCCAAATACGGCTATTACCACCACCGCCTATGGTTTCTTTGTCTTCAATTACGTCTTTGTCTAATGTTAAATCTAGCATTTTAATTACCTCATGTTGTCTTTTAATTTAAAGAGTCAGTTACACGACAACGTATAAATGTAAATACTCTGGGATAGGGTACGGAGTACCCCTAAATTTAGATAGCTTCACTTAATGTAAGACTTAATATGGTCAGATGTACTATCTAAGAAAGTTTTCCATACACCATCATTTTTACGCTGTTCAATAAGTGTATCATCAACAGTTAGCGCACAGATAACTTGATCACTACCAACTATTTTAGTACTTTTCTCAGGTGTGGATAACCATATAGTATCTTCTTCAAAATCATTAAATGTTTTAGACGATGACTGTGTAACCAGAACTTCTGAGTTTCCATGAAGCATCACACCTTTATCTTGTTTTCTAATACCAAACATAGAAAAGTCTTTATTAAACCCTACGGTTACACGATCGCGGTCTTCTAAGCCTAATTGCTTAATAATAGGCGCATATAATTTAATATAAATACGCTTATTAGTATCTTGGTCATAATCCTTTACTTGGATTTTGATAGAATTCTCTGACGTTACTTCATCTTCTTCCCAGATTATTTTAGTATCTAACATAGCTGGGATTGTATTACGTAGGCTTTGGCCTTTTACATGACTCATCTTATTTCTCCTTTTTAAAATTGTTTTAGGTTGATCTATTGAATATTTTCCAGAACCCATCAGGGTCAAAGAACATTCGATTTTTTATATTCTCCCTGGCCTTTACACTGTCCTGTCCCATGGGAGTACCTGAAATAACTGGACGTAAGACTCTAGCAGCATCTAAGCTTTTATGTAACCTAGCTGCGACAGTTTGTTTAGTACAGTTTGTTTCTTTAACTAGTTCAGGTACTGTCCACACAGAGCCATCACTAAGTGTATATTTTTTAAATATACCTTTACTGTTATTGTTACCCTTAACTAGAGGTCTGGTTAACCATTCTATATCTCTAGATTGTTGTAAGCGTGTTCTAGCAGTAGGTAAAGCTATTCCAGCTAATTCAGCTAGAGCCTTAGCAGTAAGTGATTGACCATCAGACAGTTTGTATTCAGTTAACTTTTTGTTATTACCTGCCACTATGTGTCACCTAAGTAAATGTATAAAAGCCATCCTTGATATAGAATGCTTGCCCCAACTAAGTATTCAAATATCATATTATTTCTCCTGGGTAGGCTCTAACCACTGTACACGTCTATCTACAGTATCAGTAACAGCTTCTATTAATTTGTGGTGTTTTAGTTCTAATACTGCACGCTTAATAGTTGAAAAAGATTTATCTATAAAGAATTTATGTTGTGTAATAGCTGCAATATTTACTTTATTAGCTGCTGCGTATATAAAGATGTCTTTAGCCGTGTTAGACAGGTTAAATTCACCTAATACTGTGTCTACTTCATCCTTGATAAGTTGTTTTTTACGCCAGACTTGAGCGATGTTTTCTAATGCTTGTTTTTTCATTATTTGCTCTCACATTTGATTATTACTTCAATGTCAGCAGGAAATTCAATCCTGTGACCATCTTTACCTACTACAGCTATAAGTTCACACTTTAGCTTAGGGGTATTCTTACATGACTTTTCTACTAAGTCTTTTAATAACATTAATTTTGTACTCATATCTCCTCCATAAATTAGGTGGTAGCTTTTAGTTATAGAGTCGTAAAAGCTACCGAAAAATGACTCGGCAATTGGTTTAGTTTATAGCCCCCCCGCTAAAGGTTAAACCGTGCGCAACGCAGAAACACCTACACCCCTTCACGGGTATTCCCTGAATGGTGTACCATTTAGTTGTACATAAGTATCATATAAATACCTTGTTACATCCATGTACACTTCGTCATAGTTATTTAATTCGATAACTTGTTTAAGCGCATCTACTGGTAGCTCGTTTTCGTGCTGACAGTAGTTGTATCTATTCAGAATTTGCTTCTGGCTTTTGTTTAAAGCTCTAGGCATCGTAATAATTATGTAGTCTATCAAGTACATGTTGAATATTGTTATCAATGAAAGTTTCTTTAATCGTCCACATACCAACTGGGCTACGCATGCGTTCATTAACAGTATCTTTAGTTAGTCGTGCCTGATATACATACTTAAATCCTAACATTTCTTCATCATCATTAACAGAATACATAGAAGAATCTGCTAGTTTTAGTTTAGATAGAGGCATCTTCTTACAGCTAATCACTGTAGAGAAAAAGCTTTCAATACCTTGGTTCATCAGAGAACCTTTAACTTTAACTAGTGTCTCATTGACCATCTCAGATTCGTTGTATACATCTGATGTATGAGCTAAGAAAATTATATTACGTGTTGACTTAGCTACGTCTTGGGCCATCATATTCTTCATGAATTGAGCATATGCTCCCCATGCCTGCATAGTGTTAGATGAGTTAATCACTTTAGTGCTTTCATACATATCCATTAGATATGTGAGACTGTCGATAACAATTGTGTGTATCTTTGCAGTCTCATACTGAGTGTCTCCAATCGTGATTTCTTCTTCAGACTCTACTGTAGATATAATCATAGGTACATGGTCAGGATCAGTAATGGTGTACTGTATAAATTTAGATTTAAAGGGTAATTTTTTATTGTTTTCACAATTTAAATACAATACGCCTTCTGGGTCTTTGATATTCTGCAAACTTGCAGATTTACCTGCTGCGGATTTCCCACAGACTAATACTAGATTATCATTCATGTTAGTTTCCTTTGTGTTTTAGTTTAGATTGTAATGCTGCGTTAACTTGTGTACGCAATTCGTTTTCAGGTAGTGGTACTTTTAGCTTGTTATTGAATGCAGCCATTAAACTATCTAGCTCACTCATATCAGCTCCTATTTCGATGTATACACACCCTAGGCGATACATCATACTTTGGCGATTGCCTATTTCGGTATTAGCTAGGAACCACCTCTCTAGGTTAGATATGGCTCCTGCGTCAACTACAGATTTAGCGTATTCACTAGCTTTCTTAGTCTGAGGGATAAATAGAGTTGCATCTAATAATTTCCCATCATTATATGAATAGTTCCCAGCGTGGGATAACCATTTACGCGCAATATCTTTAGTTTGACTATCTACATCAAAAGGAAGCCACGTAAATACATTACTCATAAACGCGCTATAGTCCTGTGAGTTTAATTTTAGGTGATGACTTAGAGGTAAGATAATTCTAAATCTATTTTTAGATTCAGTATGCCTTTTAGTAGTAGCAAACATGTATGTGTACTTCTCTAGTAGTAGCGCTGCTGTTTCCATCTGGACAGTTCCATCTAAATCTAAGATTACTAAATCAAATCCTGGAATTGCATTCTCACCTTTACGGTGTCCATCTGTATACGCGTGGGCAGTATAGTGAAATCCTGTCGCACTCACCATTTGGTGCAGTTTGGTGAATTTAGTAGTATCTGGACGGTATCCTTCAGTCATATGGTCACTGTATGCCACATGTACTTTATTTAGGTCAGTCTTCTTTAAGGCCTCTCCTGAGAAGAAGTCAATACCGTCTGTTTCAGACTTCCGAATAATAATATTATTTTTATACCCATAAGCAATAGCTAGGTTCATTAAGTCTTTCTTTTGTGACTCTGACCCTTTATAGAAAGGCAGTTCTTCAACCAAATCTACTTGGGTTATTTCAGTGCCTACGTCAGCAATGTATTCAGCTAAACGTATATACGCACCTTTCTTTGTCATGATGCGATTAAAGTGCTCACCTGAATCTTCGATTAATTTAATAGCAGCTTCTAAGTGATTTTGCTCAATAGTAACTGAACCATCTGCGAATGCATATGCTCCTGCTAGCTTCAACGCTTTGTAGTATCTATGAGCTAATTCAGCTTTTGCCACTTCTTGGTGGGCTTTAAGAGAGAATGCCTTCTCTTCACATACTGTCTTATAAGTTAATAATAAGATTGTGTTTTCTCTGTTGATCTGTAGTAATGTGTTGAATTTAGCTAAATTAGCTAATTTACCTATGTGTTCACTAATGTTCTTGATGATTACATCTTGATTAGGGTCTATAAGCTTATCAAATTGCTCTTCTGGCGTTAGTTTTGTTAAAGTGGTACTATGTTGTTCATAACCAAATATAAGTCTTCTAGCGTAGCCTGTCTCGAGCATCTGTTTGAAGTCTTCTTCAACCTTGCCACCATCTAATAATTTAGTAGGTGTGCCAAACAGCATCATATTAGTTGGAGTTTTCCCATCTAAATCTGTGTTTCGCTTATTTTCAGAAGTACTTTTAATAAGTTTTTGTTTTACTTTACCTACATCATATAATTCTAAGAAGGTATTAAGCATTTCGAAGTTGCCTTGTAAATTACTTCCTACTTCATCCATCTCTAAATTCATAGAGCCTGCTTCAGCTAGTAATAACTTATGGCGCATTTGTTTTGTTGCAGGTGCAGTACCTGAGTCAAAACTAAATAGTAATTCACCTGCACTATCAAACTCTTTTTGTAGTTTTTCTCTGCAAGCATCTTCGTCTTCACCAGACTTAATAGCTTCAGCTCTAGCTAGTTTGCCTATGTTTAGGGCAGCCCTATTAGGGAATACATTATCTAGGAAATTACGTTTGAATTCGTTGATAACTAATTCTTCGATAATATTAGTTGAGTGACCTTTACCTGTGCCAGATGGCATTAGATTAAGCGCGTAAGAGTTAACCGGAATTACTCCTCTGTCTTGTGTTTCGATGTTTGTTCGCATCATAGATGCAACCTTACTTAAATAGTACGCAGTAAGTATTCTAAAGAAATGTTTGTTAGGCGATTGTGTTTTAGCAATCAGAATCTCTACAATATCTTCAGAAAGTTTAAAGTAATTAGACATAAAGTATCCTTTATTTATCGTGTAGTGTTTTTTCGAATTTAACTAAAGCTTTATAGTAAGCTGCATGAGTCTTATTCAGGTTGAATACTTCATTAGCATAATCTGCAAGGGTGGAATACCCTGAAATGCCTTCTTTTTTGTTTGTGTATACATCTTGTAAATGCAACAGCTGTTCTGTAGTTAAGGGAGTATAGTCTCCTTTCTTGCGTTGTATCTTTTTAGGCTCTACAACTACCACTTTATCTTGTGTAATTAAAGTATTTAAATACTCTTGTGCTGATTCTAACAGCATACTTAATTGTTTAATTAATTTCATATCTTCTCCTTTATAACGTTAATCGTCCAGATGCTTCCAGCATCTGGGCTTGTTTACATATTCCAGCAACCTCACAGTAGCGGCAAGCTTTAGCTTCGCCGCGTACTGTTTTAATTACTCCTACCATTCCATCATCAGCTAATCGTCTATTAGCTTCTTCTAGACTATCAAAATTCTTAGTTGCTCTAATAGCACTAGGTTTTTTGAAATACTTGTATTTAGTTTGAGACTCCCATAACTCTTCGGAAGTGCATAGAGGCAATTCCTCTTGAGACTTATCTAAAAGACTATTGATGTCCTTTAATTTAGTTTTAATGTAGTGATCTGTCTGTTCTACTGGCCATAAAGGATAAGACTTAGTGATTACTCTCGATTGTGGGTACTGAGGGTCACGTCTAGCTTGTGCACCCGACCAGTCTGTGAATATAAATTGAATATCGATTGTATTTTCTGTAATTCTGTCAGGTGCTAACCACTTATAGATACTTCCCTGTTGGGTGTATTTTAAAGCGTTAGAGTCATAGATGTATGTCCATACAGATGTACTTTTATAATCTGAGATAGTTCCATCTAATACAAGGTCATACTTTCCAGAGATGATGTAATCACCTACTGTTGTTTCATGACGTTGTTCTATGTACACTGCTATCTCTGAGTCCTTAACAGGTCTGTCAGGATTGATAATAAATATCTTATCCATATTAGAAATGCGCATAGCGCGCAGAGCTTTAGATACGTTTCCACGTTCTAGCCATGCATTCTCTGCACTAGCGTGTATAGCTGATCCCATTCTGGCAGCTACTAAGTCTGCGAGGTCTACTTCACTTTCTAAATCTCCGCTTTGTGCTTTAAGTACAAGAGCTCTAGTTGGTTTTAGCAGAGATGTGGCACTAATTACATTAGTCCTTCCATCGTAGTCATAGTCATCGTACATTAGCCACACAGCTAGTGGCAAACTAACATTACTGTTGTTTGTATATTTAAAGCTCATTAAATTTTTCCTCAGTTCAAATTGTTGCAAAAAGGTTCGGAGAACCTATTTAGTTTTAGAAGCTTCCCTTGTTGGTAGCTTACAGCCTTTCATGACATGCTGAACATATCGCCAATGAGGTTTGTCTTTCGTACCAAAGTTAACTTCCATGTTTACTTCTCAAGTGGTTTAACTCTGTATTCATCTTCTTCGAACCACATAGGTGCAGTATCTCCCATGTCCTCCCAGTGTTTCACTTTAGTATCACAGCATAGTACTGCTAACTTCTGAATTTTATAACCTTCGGCCCACTGGTGAATTAGTTTTGCGTGTTTATGTTGTTGCACTACTCTACCTCCTCAGGCGTTATTTAATTAGGTGAGCATTTTTACAAGTGCTCAACTTGATTAGCTTGGGTGTCTTTGTTTGCCAAGATCTCAGCCTCCATGTTAGACATCTTAACGATGCCAAGTTAGACCATGCTCCCTTTAGAAGGGACATCTGAAGTAATCTATCGTACTAATTTGGGGACATTTTCTCTAGTGTCCAGCTAGTCAACTTTGCCTTTTACTCCTTAGAGTTAAAGATAAAATATGGTGAGGGTTTTCACACACTAGTACCCTCGGACTAGCTAATAATAAGGAGTAGGGAATAAGTAACCCTATCTTTACGTGCTTACTGCGCGTACATAAGACAGCAGTAGTGCCTTCGAAATCAAGTTAGCAGTAAAAACTAGGGAACAAGACCCTAGAAAAGGGCTGCTAACTCCCTGATGTACTCAAGTCAACGATTAGGTCAGGACATGTACATACGATAGCCCTGGTTACCGTTCTTATGCACTGCGCAGGAGATTAACCGTTGCACATCAGATGATGTACTCATCTATGCTATATATTCTGTTAAACTTGCGTTCGTGTAGCTAGTGCTCTTCTCCTCAAGAGAGCTAAACCCTCCCAAGTTATTACTAGCTACACACCCCATTTAAAATATAAAGCCAGAGCTGTTTAAGCCTTGTACTTTGTATTGTTTCATTAGGTCTACCGTTTTACGAGCTAAGCATCTAGCTAAATAATGTGTATAAGCCGCATCGTAATTTGCACCACCTTTAGCAGATCTATCTGCATAGTCTTCAGCTAGGGCTGTGCATAATTCTTCTTTTGTTAATTCTGACATAATGTTATTCCTGTATGGGTGTGAATTCACAAGCAGTATGTCCATTATCTGAATTGGTCCAATACTTACGTGCTCTTATCATTACAACTTGGCTATCATCGACATAACATATACCATTCAGCGAATCTAATATAGCTTTACAGTAATTATCGATATCTTTATTGTTATCACAAAACTTGCCCAGTTTCTCCTCTTTTTTAGCCTTAAGCCATGAAGGTGCCATTGGCACAAAGAAGTCTACTTTAGCATATACGTTACCTTCAATAGGTACAACATGTATATCACTAACAGCTATTTTCATAGCATCCATGTATTTTTTATAGGGGCCTTTATAATAGGTTGAAAACCTTGATACACAAGGCCTACTTGCTGGGACTGGTGCTACCTGAAACTTTACTTTCACTTTTAGACTTCTCCTCAAAAGATTTGCAGAACTTAATAGGATACTCTATTTCAGTAACGTTCGCTAAAAGAATTCCAACATCCTCATCCCATACTTGTTCAGCCCGTACACAGTAAGCTTTACCTTTCCCATCTGGGTAACAAAATTCACTCATTTAAAAACTCCTTAATTTGCTTAATCGTTACTCTATTAGGCAATGTTTTTAGTTTATCCCAAGACTTGCCTATATCTAATTCACTTAGCATAGGTATATCTTCAGACTGTATAGATGGGTGGTTATTCCACTCCATTTCTTCAATTAAAACATCATTTAAAAATTTAATAGTTTTAGGGTCATTTTTAACTAAAAAGTATGCAGCATCATGAATCATATTGATTGGCAGTATATCTTCACATAGATTTGCTTTTTCAATTCTATGATTAGTAGCAATCACAGCTCTATTAAGTAGCATCCCCCATGATTGAGTTACAGCATTATTAGCACTTCGTACTTCAGCAACAGCTGGGTATGGTGTTTTTATATTATCCATAATAGATTTAGAGATAATAGGAGTGTTAATACGTAAACCAAATGCGCATTCCATGTAGCCATGCTTAATTGCGAAATGTTTGTTTTTCTCTGCAAACTCATCAGATACTGCATACAGTTTATGATAACTATTTTCAATCTCTATTGCTTCACTCATAGGGATACCTGCATTCTTATGTAAAGTAAATGCTGTACCTCCATAGGTAAGAGCAAACGTAGGGCCCTTAGAGGCCTTTCTCAGGTCTGGATACTTAATTGTAATAGAGTTTATGCTATCTACATCTTCAGGGTCTATATCAGGCATTTGAGCCTTATAGTATGAATATGCGTTTAGGCAGTGTGAGTCATACCCCTGAGTGTATATTTTAATTCTATTAGGGTCTTGGGAGACAATAGCATTAATACGTGCCTCTAAAGCATTATAGTCAGCACCAGCAAATAGGAATCCTTCTGGGGCAACCACACAACTTTTAATAAGTTTTCCCATCTTACCCTGTGCAGGTAAGTTAGTTAGATTAGGTGAGTTACTAGATAGTCTTCCTGACTGCGTCCCTCCTAATTTTAGATTACCATGCAGGAAATCTCCACCAGCTTTAAAAGCTTTTAGGAATGTTCCTGTTATCTTAGATATCTCTGATATTTTCAAGATAGATTCTATCAGTGTGACAGCCTCTGGATTATCTGTGTGATTTATAAGTTTTTTTAAAGTCTTTGCATCAGTAGCAGGGCTTCCTCCATCAGTCTTATCTAAAATAGGCAGGTCTAGGTGAGTGTGCAATATAGTTGCTACTTGTTTACCAGAACCCGGGTTAAATTTAATTTCTATAAAGTCTTCAATAGGCTTTACTTTTGTTTTTAGTTTAGCATTAGCAGCATGCATAGCTTCTTCTTGAAAGGAAAGGTTAGCTGTTTGTACGATATCAGAGGCTTGTAAGGATTTCCTTAACTGTGCTTCTTCTTTATCTAATTGAGTGTATGCACACTCTACTACTTCCTGGTCTAGTGGTAATCCCACTAACATCATTTTTAGAATAGGCTTAATACTTGGTTGAAATATTTCAACATAAGCTTCAGAATCTATCTGAGCTTCATATTTATCATAGACAAACCATGTAGCTAAGGTATCAATTAAGTTGTATTTTAACAAATCTTTCTGAGCATGCTTAGTTGCGTCTGTGACATCTAAGGCGTAGTTTCCCACGTACTCTATGGAATTGCCTTTAAGTCCTAAATCTACTGTAGTAGTAGAGTTCTTAGCTAAGTAAGCTAACAACATTGTGTCATCTACTGTTTCAAATACATCAAGTCCTTGCTGCATTCCTTTATAGTCTGTTTCAGTCTCCATCCACCAGTTACTAATCATTAACTTAGCATCAAATAATGCGTTATGCATAATAAGAGTACCTGAGTAATTTACTAGGAATTCTTTAACATTCCAGTATCCTGTTTCACGTATATCAATAGCAATACCATTATGCTTGTCCCACGCAAAAGCGATGGTAATAATAGCATCAGTTAACTTTAATCCTGTGGTTTCAACGTCAACTGTAAGCTTAGGATATTTATATAAACTGTCTAATAAATCCTTTTCAGTATCTAGTGCAACAGAGTATTCTTCTGTGTAGATAACTGCAGATTTTACAAAACCTGATATAGTTTTCAGTCCTAAATCAATTAGTTGTTGGTTTTCTGGTTGCTTATATAGTGATTTGTAATTAGGTACATATACACATCTAAAATCTTCATAGCCTTCTAGCTGCCCCATCACAGATATACCATAATTTTTAGATACCTTAGTAGCTTTAGTAACCCATTTGTAGTAGTTGCTATCTGCAATAACTAAATTAGTTATAGTAGTAGGCAGTTCCTCTAGTATTTTAGCTAACCAGGCTTTTCCTACCTTAGCTGTGACTTTTTTAGGGTTATCATAAATCAACTTGTAAGTTTCAGTATGTTCTTTGTGTATCCCCAGTTCAGTTAAAGGCTTGTAATAATAATCATTTAATGACTGGAAATTAATTGCATCATCTTTTATTAAGATGGCAGTAGTAATATTAGCCATAATTAGTGACGAATAGTGTGGCTATCCGATATTAGTTGTAGGATTTTTGTAGCTTTAACAAAGTATTCTTCAGAGTGTGTCTCAAAGAATTCAAGAGCGTCAGCTGAAGTTATTTTGTCTATACTACTAGTTGCTTCAATAGCTCCCACATAGTATTCAAAAGCTAATGCTTTTGCCAGTGTGTCTATTTCATTCATTTATGTAGATAGTCTCCCCGACTTGTGCTGGTGGGTGTTGTGAATTACATACCCATAGGATATCGTAAGGCACTTCCTCTGTTATATCATCTGCATATAAATCAGTAAAGTATATTAACACAGCAGGGGGATTTGTATTACAGTAATTTATAACAGGTTCAAAAGCTGTCCCTCCTCCACCTGTAAAAGGTAAAGATAGGATATCTGTATAGTCATTTATTTCATGTACAGCATGGATTTTGTAATCACAATCAATAATAGTTAGTGTTTTAGGATGATAGGTTTCACGGATACTTTCAACTTCAGTCAACAACTCCTTTATCTCTTCATCAGTGACACTGCCACTAGTATCAATAGCAATAACAACATTACCGATAGTTTCAGAATATAGACTAGGTAAGTAATGATTTGGCATATAGCGTTTATTAGGACGTCTCCATGAATAATCAGTATTAGTTCTATCAGATAAATATCTAGATAGTAGTTGTCTCCAATCAAGTTTAGGATTAATTAGATTATCAATCATTCTGGAGATTTCTCCAGGGATTTCTCCTTGAGCTTTATTTGCCATCATAGACTGTGTCTGAGCTTGCACAATGATACTAGTTAGTTGTGCAGTAAGTTCTTTTTCACTTATAGCGTCTCCTGTACCTTCCCCACTCTCAAGTAGGTCTGGTGCGAAGTCAGAATAATCTTTTGAGCTATCATAAATTAGGTCATATACTTTTTCAGTAGTCATATTAGCGTACTGTTCATCGTATAAACCTTCTTTAGGCAATCTAAAGTCAGCTTTTACTAGCATGTAGTTAATTACATAATCTCCTGCTACGTTCCATAGAACCTTATCTCTTCCTCCTAAACGAGTTAGGTGTTGGTAGGCCACATGCCACACTTCGTGTGCCATGAGTCCCGTAAGTTCTTCTGTAGGCATGTCTTTAATAAAGTCAGGGTTGTATAAGATATTTAACCCATCTGTGGCTGCAGTAGGTATTATTGTAGTTATTTTGTGTTTTAAACGAAGACAGATAGTAGATAGAAAAACAGATTTAGACATTAGCTGAATCTTGGCATACCGGATTTTGTCTTCTACATTTGTTTCCATAATGTTATCCTATCATTAGGTGGGCGTTATCTGTAACCCACTTGATAATTAAAGGATGCCCCTTTAAGTCAGGTGTTTTACTATAAACATCTTTAAGCGTCAGTAACTGCATTTCTGGTGGAAGCTTGCCAGTTACTTTTATGAGTGCATCGATATTACCAGCATTCATGTTATGACTTATCAATGTAGTGATAGCATATTGCTTATCAGGTTCAGAGTTTCCAGGAAGTTTTACTCCTGTAGGATTATTAATCATATCTTCAATAGTAGGCAGTGAAGTATAAATATCACAATAGGCTTTGAATTCTGTAGCAGGTCCTTGTCCTACAGTACCTGACATTAAAGCATAGTCTACATAATCAAATTTAGAGGTGTGCTTTATGATGTCAGATAGAAAACTCCAGGTACGTGGGCATGCAAATGTATCATCATTATGATTTGGATCGAATGTGTGTAGACGTTCTGGTCTAAATTTAATAAATGAAATCACACGATGGTCAATACCATTATTATTAGCCCACTCTAACCAGTCATCATGACTAATAACTAAGTTCAAGTGAATAAGTCGTGATTGCATCGCAGTACTTAAACGATTAACTACTGCTTTGTCTGTTGTTTTATTTCCTGCACACACTACCCATGTATTTGGATGTAAGTTGTAGTCACCAACTTTTCTATCTAATACAATCTTGTATGCTGCAGCTTGTAAATTAGGTGTCGCACTATTCATTTCATCTAAGAAAATTAGCCACCCTTTTTTTCCTTTAGGAAGTTCATCAATACCTTCCAGTGGAAATATAGATGGTGGAGCATAGCTCATACGTAATCCATCATGTGTAGGAAACCCTAATAAATCTGTGGGGTCTGCCTGTGCTAATCTTAGGTCACGTACTTCTAGGTCTACGCTCTTAGCTAAATTATTAATGATATCGGATTTTCCAATACCTGGTGAGCCTACCAACATAGGTACTTTATCTGCTCTAAATAAGCGCTTCAGTCCTTGGATAGTGTCTTTCGGTGTTATCTCTAGTGACATATCATCCCTCCAAAATATTCATAGTCATTCTACGGTTGATAGCATCTAAATCTAGAGTTGACTCTAAATCTAATACTGTCTGTGTATGTTCCTTTTTCCTGATAGGTTCAGGTGGAATGTGTTTAAGTAATGCAGGGTATAACTCCCATAGCTTACGTAACTGTGTAGTTGTATTAACAGCGTCCATACTCTCATCTACGAATGTACGTAGTTGTACTTTCTCTGAGTTTAAAGCTGTGCCTTCTTCTACGATTACTTGTGCACGTTCAGCCAGGCTAGAATCTAATTCTAGAGCTATAGTTGACGAACTATAACCAGAGCCTTTTACCATCATAGGCATAGGATTTTCAAAGTAATAAGACCAAGTGGCTTCATAACCGTTATCCATAACTTTAGTACGCGCATGCCTATCCTTAGCTAATATTTCAATTGGTAATTGCTTTGCAATAGCTTCGTACTGGGCGTACCATAGAAAATAGTTTTCTTTGGCTAGCTCTTCTTTAGCATTTCCTAATTTATGTTCAGGCTTCTTGAAGATATCTAAGATTTCTCTAGTAATATCGTCTTTTTTAACTTGACTTAGTTTCATATTATTCCTCTTATTATTAAAATTTACATTGGTTAATCTAGATTTTCATATATAGCTATTTTGATAGCATCAAATATGTCATCTAGTTCTTCTTCTTTTATTGAGTTGCTGTTGATTTCTACACGTACTGTTTCTTGATACATATGTTTTATAGTACATAGGCACACATCATCTTCGTTAATAATTTCGAAAGATGTTGTTGAAATTTCGTTTAAATTAAGCATATTCGTGAGAAGGGACGGAGTCCCTATATTAGTATAAAAAGCTTTGAAGCTCTTCGTAAACGAACTGTGAATCTTCGTTTAGCTTATCTAGTTCATCGTCAGTCAAGGCTTTACCTGAATCTTTCCAGTTAGCCTCTAGAATCGAAGAATCTTCGAACTCAGGGTATTGATCAGATTGCCAGTCCATGTCGGTGACTTCTATGTTTTTAGTATTCATTAGCTCTTGTGCTCTTTTACAGTTTTCCCATGAATGTGTTCTTGGAATGCTGATTCAATAAGGTCACTAACTCTGGAATAGAAGTGGTGAACCTCATTATCTTCAGACTCACCCGCTTCTATTTCATCAATCATCATTTCGTAAGCTTCATTAATATCAGCTTCAAGTTGAGGGTAGTTATTGATAGCTTCGAAAGCATCAGATTTAGCTTTTTCTATCTGGGTCATCTTCACTCTCCTTTATTTTTTTCTATGGATTGGGATAGGTATTCCACCATCATTACAAGTTGGTTCATCTTCATTCTCCTGTAACTTAGCTACCTCTAATGCCAACCTAGTAACAGTATCATCTAAGCGTTCTACGTGTTTTATTAATTGCTTCCAAGGTTGTTCATCAATAACTCGTTGCCATTTGTCTTCTGCTTTAGGTTTGATTCTAAATACTAGTGTTGGATACTCAAAGGTAGCTAACGATGTAACTTTAGAGTATTCATTATTGTTTTCATAATGATTAATATACTCAACATCTTCACCATCGATGTATGCTTGTACAAACGCCTTTAGTTCTTCATTCATCTTCATTCTTCACCTTTTATCAGTCTATCTTGCAGTTTACGAACCTTATCATCAAGGTTAGTTACGTGCTTCTCAAGCAGCCCAATACGCTCAAAACACTCTTCAAAGTTGAAACGCATATTGTCAAATGCTATCTTTCGGTGGTCTTCTTCTTTGATACGGTAATCAGCATTAGTATCATCAAAGTCTGAAAAAGACTCAACGCTATACCAATGCGTATTAAAACGATACTCAACCTCTAGTCCATCCATATAAGCATTTACATATGCCTTTAGTTCATCATTCATCTTCATTCTCTTGTTTTATTTGGTGAGAGTTGGGTAGTTATCTTTTACAAACACCAGCAGTGCTGATAATTAGTTAAAGCCCTTGTAGGGTACCCTCGAATCCCTTTTATTTAACCCTCTAATTCAGGTAAATCGATAGGTGGCCAGTCAGGTACTTTTGTTTTTAATTGTAAATTAAGGTCAGTTAATACTTCTTTAATTTCGTTTAATGAGTTACGACCTAAGTTAGGCGTTCTCAATAAATCTCGCTCAGATTTTTGAATTAAATCACCAACAAAGAAAATCTCCTCTGCCCTCAAACAATTAGCAGTTCTAGAGGATAGCTCTAAACCATAATACGTCTGTATTAGATAGCTCTCCGGAAAATCTTTAACTGTTTTTATAACGATTGGTTCAGCTCCGTCTGTTAAAGATTCACCTTCTTTGTTTAAGTTACTATATGGGATAGTCAATTCAAATTCTTGAGCATCTCTAGTAAAGTAGTGAGTTAATTTGCAGTAACTGTTTTTATAGTTCGCAACACCACTTATTGTGGATACTACAATGAAATCATCATCCATCTCAATAGTTAACGTACCGTTACGTTCAGCATGTGCATGCATATTGATAAAATTTAATAAATCAGTCATGACATTAATCCAGGACACTCAGTAGGGTCATCTGCAGTACACTCACGCATAGTAGGACTGTCACCAGTACCATAAGCATCTTTAGTTCGTTCACAGTGCTCACAGTTTTTACAGTATTCACCTTCTTCGTCTACAATTTCCCAGTCACGATAATCATCCTTTTCTTTAGCTTTAATAGCTAATGCATAGTCATCGAAGTCAGGTTCCATATCACGCATAAGTGCATCGTGTTCTTGCTCTTCAAAAAGCATTCGTTTAACTTGTCCCATGAGGGTCTCCTTATTATAATTCTGCTGTGAAGTTACAGTAGTCGTCTGGGTTAGCCATAAAATATTTAAGTATTCGCATACCTATATCTAATCTAGCAAACCATTCATACATTTCTGTTTGTTTTTCTTCACTTAATTTCTGCCAATCAGGGTTATCTTTTATATCCCCTCGATAGGCTAGATCAAATAAATAAATCAAGTCGCCTAAAGCGTCTTTACATTTATCGATTCCTGTGAGAACTGTATCTACATCGTCTACACAATAGTTTATGAAATCTTGTTCTTCTCTAGCTCCGAAGAATTCAGCATCTGTAGAGTTTTGGCAACCGAACCAGAACTTACCTTCAATATCTCCTTGATAATATCTACCCATCAATCACCTTGCCTTCTAATAATAGATGAGTAGCGTATTCTTTAAGTTCAGGTAAGCATCCACACATAGGTGCGTAGTTAGTTACGTTATCTTTAAAGGCTGTGTTTATAAATACTGATAAAGGTAGTTTGTACATGTGACACTTGTTATCACTATTATATTTACAACTTAATTCACAATGCTCTGTGTTAAAGTAATTTTTAACCCCTTCCATACTGGTAATCTCCACGGTTTCTTTTTAGGGGTTTGTCCACAAACTTGTCATCACGTCTACTATACGTATCAACCTGCTCTTTCCAGCCGTCTAAATCGTCTAGTAAGGTATCGAGAGTATCTGTGATATTGGCAAAGCCTGCTTTGTCCTCGTTACTACAGTAGGTCATGAATTGATTAGTTTTGTTGCTCATGGTTTAATCCTCCAAAGATTATGTCAGCAATACGAGTATCGTAAGCTGATAGGTGATTCCACCACGTTAGCGGTGCATTAGTTATGTTGCCTAATTTATTATTAGTCACATCATCAATGTTTCCGTTAGGGCTCATAGCATAGATATTACCTGAAATATCAACATATTGATTAACGCTCTTTAATAGATGCATTTACATTCTCCTGTTTATTTAGTTTAGCAAAGCTAATTATTTGTCTTAACATTAGAGCTAAAAAAATGAATAGCGCTACTTGTATAAAGGTGATGGTCATTAGGACTCCTCTTGTTGTTTAGATTCTTGTTCACACCCATCAATAAAACCTTGGTCGTATGCAGACTGTATAATATCTGAGCGAATATGTAGACTTATTTCTCTATTCCTTTTCCGAGTGTAGAGAACTCCTTGAATATATCCTACGAAGCCTACAATAGCTGAAATGATAATAACGTCAGTGTCACTCATAATATTCCTTAAATTTTAGGTGTTATAGTCGGTAATATCTACATTACCTTCTAGTAGTATAAATGTATTATTGACAGCGTTGTCTAAAAAGATTTCTGTGAAATCGCTTTCATAAAAATAAAAACCCTTTTCACAATAGATAGTCAATCTGCCAGGATGCCCAGCAGAGGTATGACTTACGGTGTGTCTGGATAAGTCATTCGGTATATTCTTTAAATTTACTAGAATTGACATACCCGCTTTAATTTTATCAAAGCTAATAGGTATTAACTCCATCACCTAACGAAGGTTAGTGTTTTCAGTGCTCTGGTACACGCAACATAATATAAATTATCTTCTTGTTGCTTTTCCCATTCAATATTTGTTTTAGTTTTAAAATATGCACAGGTATCAGGGTCTAAGAAGAATACATGTTCTGCTTCAAGTCCTTTAGCAGCATGAATAGTTATAAGCTTGCGCTCACTCCCACTGACTGTATGAAGACGCATATTAGAGATAAATGCTTTAATTCCTTTGATACTTGTACAATTCTTTGCAATTGTAATAAGACCTTTGTATCTATCAACTAGATTTGCCGTATTCCACCCCATTTGCATGTATCTATTTAACTCATCGTTATACTTTTGTTCAAGTAAGTCCCTTACTTCTTCAATAGTACTACTCGCAGCTAACACTGGATTTATTCGTGCTGTTAATGCATTCACGAAGAGAGCACTAATTGCAAAGTGTTCATTCTTACTAATTAGTTTATGTGCTAATCTAATAAGACTGGCGTTTGTTCTGCTTGTTACAAAGCAGCTATCTGGATATATTACTGCAGATTTAGGTATCGTGTGTACGCTTCCTCCTGACTTATTACTTGTAATCTGAGGCACAATATCCTTTACTTCATTAAGTATCTCTATAGGACACCTGAAGCTCTCAGGCATAGGATATTCCGTAGGAGAGTATTGTTTTTTAACCATTTCTACAGCGAATGGATCACTCCCTCTAAAACCATAGATAGCTTGGTTTAAATCTCCTACAAATATAATTCTATTCGTAGGAATACAGCTTAAAAATTTAATCTGTTGTGGGTTTAGGTCTTGGCATTCGTCAACTAAGACAATGTCATAGTGCTCACTTCGCCATCCATTTTGAATAGGGTATTCTAGCATTTCATCACCACTAACTAAGTTTTGTAGGGCCATGCCTTGCTTTAATATGTGTTTAGCATCTTCAATATGTGCAGTTGAGATAGTAAAACGTCTACATGTCTCTTCCCATGAAGCAGTAGTAGCGTCTCCTGCAAGTATCATATGTTTCTGTGCCAGATGTGTAGCCTCCCCCTTACCGAATAAGGTAGAGTATTTAGTAAAATCTACCTTAATTTTAGGTATGTTTTGGTAAACCATATGTAGCCCAAAGGCATTAAATGTTTTGCAACTCCATCCTAGTGGTAATTTAGGAATTACGTCTTTAACAATAGCTTTGTTGAATGCTAAATATAATCCGTTGTTGTACTTCTTAGCTATCTCCATAAGTACAGAGGTTTTACCACTACCTGCTACTGCATTAACTAATACGCATTCTTCAGTACTATCAATAATAGTTTGCTGTTCAGTAGTAAAAGATAGGTGTGATGGGTTTGTGAGGGTTGTAAACCACGGTGATGAATTAGTCATTATATAACAGTCCTTCTGTCTTGTATAAGTCTACTTGGCGTCTTGCGATACACAGCTTAGGTGTGTGTAGATGCTCTGCATGTTGTGCATACTTCTTAAATTCCAGCCCATCTAGCCAACAAGTTTTGTTGACCATATTCACGCATCCCTTGTGGGAACACGTTCCTATTTGGAAGTTCAGGTAATGTTTAGAGTTCATCTCGCCTTTTGTAGGTTAGTTGGTATAGTTAGTCTTGCGCTTTGATACTTTGAGTGGTTACTTAAAGTCTACAGATTGGAAGACAATTTCAGCTTGTTCAGCTGTTATTGGTATATCTAATTGTTCGCAGATTTGTCGCCATATTCCCTCTACAAAATCATCTCGATATAAGTTTAAAAAGTGTTTCATTTTATCATCTCTTATAGTTATTTTTCAAAGCAGTGGACGGAGTCCACATAAGACATAATAAAAAAATAAACCCCCACGCCATAAGGCGTAGGGATTATATTAACTTAACATGTATTCACTTTTAGCTATCTCTGCAGACAGCGTATTAGTTAGCTTATTTACTTCTATGTACTCACCTCTAATCTCACTGAGAATGTCGCTTAATAGATTACTATCAGCTATTTCAACCATAATTAGTCTATACAGCTGTGAAACATCTTGCATGTATTCTGGTGAGAATACAAAACAATCATGGATATGAACTAAATCAAAGGTACTTCTACGTACCATCTCTCTAGCTATATACCCATCAACAGAGTGAATGATGTTAGCTACAAGACTCTTAAAGTTTGTAGATGGTTGTTGCTTAGCATATCTGTATGTAAACGTTCTATGCTCTAGTTCATCTACTTCGATTCTAGTATCTGCCATCTCTACTACAGGTACTCTAGCTACATGTCCATCAGGCAGTGTCCAGGTATGCACATCAGTATCATAATTCCAGAATGAATTGACAGTCTCCATCAGTGCTTCAGCTCCCTCAAATGCATTATCTAAGACTTTATAAAACACATCTAACTGTGCTTCATTAAAAGCTTCTGCAGGTACAACCTTAGAGTTATAGTAATGCGTCATGATAGGTTGCTTAACCAGCTTTCTATCAACATAGTCAACTAATGATAATTTAGTATTCATCTCATCAGATATCATAGTATACAAGTCTTCACGCTTACCTGTATTAATCATATTACATGCTCTAGCAGTCTTGATACACCCAGTAAGTGCAGACATAATTTGTAATCCACTGGCTGTAGCATCTAAAGACATTACATACCCAGTAGACTCTCCATTAATAGTATCTTGATAAGCATTAATAGCTTTCCTACCTAGGATAGGTTCGTCCCAGTCTGCAGTCTCAAATTGGTCATTCTGTTTATCAAACCAATCAATTCTATCACTCCATGTCATTTTGTCATGACCTGCATGATTAGCTATAGCTATCTTAAGATTATCAACGTTAGTTACATGAACTTGGTTGCTTAATGAAAGTAAAGCTTTGCCATACTCATTAGATTGAATATTTAGGTCATAACCAGATGAATAGCTTCTACCACGCTTATCATATCTCCATACAAAGTAGAAATCAGAACCAATATACTCACTAGCAATAGTAAGAAATTGCTCTTGATTCATATTTGTATTTGTGTCCTTTTCGTTGATTAGTACATCAGCGTCAATAGTCCAAGGAACTGATTGCAAGGCGTTTAAAGCGTCTAAAGCTTGGTATCCTTCATGATGGTTACCGTTGCCTAGAAGTACGCTCTTATGTTCAAATAGCCACCCTCCAGTGGTGTTATTTATCCAGTCTTGTGGTTGTTCCTTACAAGGTGGTAGGAATTGTAAAGTATTTAGCTTATTACGAGTACTATCTTCAATAATTAGCTTAGGTTTAATCTCTGTACCATCTGAATACATTAGTATATCAAATAGGTTAGTATCTGCAGTAACAGCAAGCAATTCAGCTCCCGTTTTAACCGCGTCAACAGGATTATCCATACCTACAGCAAACCCAATAGCAGTTGCAGGGTCTTGTATAGGACGTTGTCTATCAGTTAGTAGAATATTACAGAATATAGCTCTTATTATCTTTTCAGTAGTAGCAAGTTTAGTAATACGTACCCTCTTAGAGTTATAGTACTCCCCCGTACGGTATTTAGTTATAGCAGTATTAATATCCATATACATTTGTAATGGTAACGCGCTGTTTAGGTCATCCATGATGATGCTGTTAGTGTTAGTCTTACTATAAAACTTTTCTGTTTGTAATTGATTCATTTCCATTTTACTATCCTCATATTTAATAAAAAAACACACAATCATATCTCAACTAGTATTGATATGAAAGTGCATTAGTGGTGTTAGCTAATGCTAACTCGTTGTGTGTTGGTGTCCCATCAATATATGACTGATTGTCTAGTATCAGTTGCTTCGATAAAGGGACTAACTGTGTTTAGCTATAGGTACAAACTAAGTGATGATTATTGATTGCCAGGTGTAGTAGTACCACCATAAGTCTAAGTGGATTGCGTAGTCAATCATAGATATCTCCTTTTAGTACTATCCTCTTGTGAGCAATAGAAAAATAAAACTCTAACAGCTAATGCCATTAGAGTTTATATAGATTTACAGTACAGATACTATTTGTGTAGCGTCATCAGTAGTGATGTGCTTGCTTACTTGTTCAGGTGTAAGCGTAGATAGTTCTTCTCTAAGATGCTTGATAGCTTCAGTACGTTCAACTTCAGAAGAAGCTTCAGTAAGAGAGTTAGTATAGTAGTTAATGAAACCAGCAGAGACATATTTGTCTTTGTGTTCACCAGCTGTAGGCATTACTTTAACGTTAAAGTTAGTAAAGGTCTTGTTGCCTTTCTTATACGCCTTAGTAGTTGTAAACAGTACATCGTTAGTAAGCCGGTTAGTAACAATTTTGAATACAGTGTCTGCATTTAATGCACCAGCCATAGCTTTACTTGATGGCGTGAATACACAGTTGTCATCAGCAGAATAGTAGAGGTTATAGTATTCTTGGTCTGTGTTGTTAGTGTTGCTCTTGCGAGGTGATTGTGTGTTGATTAGCTTTGTAGCCATATTGAACTCCGTTTATTATTTTTACTATCCAAGATTAAATAAGATACAGCGGATAGTATTACTATATCTTATGGGGTTAAAGCAATACTTTCTAGGTACTATCTTCGGTAAAAAAACTATATAACTACACAGCTTTAGAGGCTACTACTAGGTATATAGAATTAGATATTGTTTACATCTTATCCATGATGATTTAGGCACGCCTAAGTGCTAAATGAGGTTTACTTCTTTTTAATTTGTTTTAGATTTCTTAGGTTGGGTATCGTGGTACGTGATTACACCATTTGAATCGACTGATGCGTTATGCTCTTTTAAGAAGTCTATTAGTTCTTGTTTGGACTCTACTCGGTTCATTACAAGTGACTGTTTTAGAGACTCGTTGACGATAGCGAATGTTGTGGGTACTGCAGTCCTTAGACCAGGTTGTCCTACGATGTCATCTATAAGACCTAGTAGGTTTACGATTGAATTACTTAAATGTTTCCATATTTTCATGTTATTGCTCCAGATAGTAAAGGGATATAGCCTATTAATATAATAAGCCAATCCGTCCGTAGGACGGTTGTATGTAGTTAGACGTGCTATCAGATAGTGTGCTAGGTGTGTGCTATCGTACTGTGTTGTGTGTTAAGTGTTGTGTGTAAAAAAAGGGTAGCTCCCGTTAGGGAGCTTAGACTGTTAGAACGCAGTCTCTTCTTTCGAAGCTTTCTTACCACCCAGTAGCTGAGCGTTGAGACCTGTAGCAGTTGCCTTAGGTTTCCACTGTTGAACCTCTACCTTGCTTGCGCCTTGTAACATTTCGATGAAGATATCGAATGGAAAGTCAGCACGCTCCGTAGAGAAGTGAACACTCTTGATAACCTCTGGGTTACCAGTAGCTGAGTCAGTAATGATGATGTCGTAGTTGTTATATGTAGCCATGATATTTATCCTATTAAGTAAGAAGTACAAGCATAATTGCTTGCAATACGTCCGTAGGACGAAAAAAGATAGTTAATTTAGAATACAGGGGGGGGTACCTTTGAAAATCTATTGCCCCACAGTAAGTTACTAAGCTGGAACTATTATATGAATTTTCTCTACTGCTACATTATGGTTTGCTAATACAGTGTAGCTTGTGTAGCTTATGTACCCTTTTCGGGTTTTATTTTCAAATGAAGTTTAGTTAGAGTAATCCTCCCCCCTGTTAGGGGGAGGGGGGCTTGTAACCCCGTAGGGGTGGAAAGCAACCCTCCTTCTTTTATATACTATATATGATATCTTTTTAGTTCAAAAGAGGTGGGGGTCCTAACGTTCCCCCAAACCCCCTTATAGATATAAGATAGGGCGTTGTTGTCACTGTGCGGGTTTCAGATACCCTAAGTTACCGGCTGGAGGTAAGATGTGTTACCGTCTGGAGGTAACTTTCCTGCCTACTTTTTAAGCAGTTGCCCCATATCTTACATTATTTAATATTATTAGTTCCTTTATTAGGTAATACGGTATATAATTCTCTCATGAGCAAACCACACTATTTAATGATGCAAGTAGAACACGGAGTATTCGATGTATTGGTACAACTTAATCCTAATGAGATACGCATACTGAAACACTTAGTTGAGAATGTGCACTATGGGAATATTTGTTATGACAGACAGGTAGATATTGTGGAGACAACTGGAATTGGTCCTTCGCACATGTCACAATATATATCTCGCTTACGGCAGTTAAATGTAATTCGTAAATATCGGAGAAGTTTGTTTATGATTAATCCTGAATACTTCTTTGCTGGGTCTTTAGATGAAAAACCTAAATTGCGTGCTGTGTATTCTAAGTTAGATAAGGTGGAGGTGGACGATGCAGAAGATAACTAGTTCTTTGTCTGAGATGTCTCTGTCTGACTTTCGTAGTTACCCTAGTGTGCAGAAGGTGGCAATTAATCATGGGTATATCTATATATTAAAAGACTCCAGCTATCCTGGGTACATCAAGGTGGGGATGACACGAGACTTGAAGCGTAGGTATAAAGAATATAATCAACACAAACCTTATAATACTGCTGAGTTCGTAGCTGTCAGTGATCCGTTTGAGGATGCTGTCAAGGTAGAGAAGAAGATATTAGAGGTTTTAGTTAAAGAGATTCAACCTATCGGTGCTAAGCTTGAGTGGTTTGAAGATTTACATGAGGAACGTATGAGAGAAATTATTATAGAGGCAGAGAGTCATTTTCTTGCTTATAACCCTGCGGGAGATATATATGCCACTAACTAGTAAGAGCAGCGCTATTGCACAGGTTGATATAGATAGTAAGCTTTCTATATCACAGTTACAAGGGGGCTTGCCTCCACGTATGCGTAAATATGTGACACAAGAGATGGTTAATGTTGTTAATGATGTCGAGGATGGGGACTTCAGAGAACACTACCGTAATAATGTGATGAGCTTTACTACTGTGTTAAAGGCAGGTAAGTTTAAAACTCTGGACTATGTAAATGCTGTGAAGTTTGTTAGTTACAAGCTACTCGGAGACGGGAACACTCTTGCTTACAGCAAGACGTTCCCTGAGAGATATAAACGTTTAGTGGATAATGGGATTACTGGGAAGAACATTGCCTCGTATTCTACGGCGTACAATCGTGGTGATTTAGTTAATAAGATTATGGAGCAATCGTTAGTTCCTATTCATATTTTAAATATGGATATTCATCAGGAAGCTATCAATATACAAGCTGAGCTTATGCGGGATGCCAAATCAGAAACTGTTAGACAGAAGGCGGCTGAGTGCTTGATTATGCAACTTAAAGCCCCTGAGTCAGCTAAGATTGAGATTGATGTTAATTACTCTAATGATTCTATTGATGAGCTGCGTGCAACTACACGAGCTTTAGCACAACAACAAATGAAGCTTATCGAGAGTGGAGCTGTTACGGCACAAACTGTGGCACATTCTGATATTATTGCTCGGAAGAAACCTGAAATTGAAACGGAGTATGAAGAGCTATGATGGATATTATGTTAGGTGTGCTGGGTATGGGCGCTATGGGTGCTATGTTTTATATTGTAAGTAAATGGCTTAATGAAAAATGGTAGAACTAATAATGTTAGGATTACTTTTGGGATTGGGGTTAGGCCTGATAATCGTTATAGATAATTTATGGAGGAGATAGATGATTCATTGTATGGCAGATTGTTTAGGTAAATTGAGAGCTATTAAACTAATGGCACAGGCGGGGATTAATGAATCAACTGACCAACGGGAAAGAAATAGGTTTGAGCAGATCTCTATGGAGGTAAGCTACTTATTAGTAGAAGCTGAGTCAGACGCTAATTCTGGTGATAGCTTTCTACGTAACCGTTCTGAAGAGGAGTAGATGTCTGAGCTAA